GCTGCATTTTCTGGTTGGTATTCACCTTTAACAAAAGACTCTCCGTTATAAGTATAGATACCATTCTTAGACGTATCTGAATCATTGGTGACAAACACACTAACGTTTTCAGATAGATTACTAGCATTAGCTGCCATTTCATCGTAAGTTTCATAAGACCTTTGAGAGTAAGATTTCATGTACTCTAAATAGTATTGGAGACTGTTAATATCGGAAGCTAACCTACGAGGTATCATTACGTTTTCAGGTTCATTAATAAAATCAGCTAAGCTAATAGCGTCTTCACTTGCATCTTTTAATTGTTGTATACTAATTGGCTCAGCCATATTTATTCCTAATATTTATTGTTTATATCACAAGTGTTTTAAGCATTTCTCTAATGTTTGGCAGAAATCAACATAACCATTCAATCCGCCATTCACGGTTTTACGAACAAGCCTAGCACCATAATTCATTTCGTAATTGTTAGTTTCTTTGCCTTTAGAGTCTAAAGTATTAAGAGTGTATCCATCAGAATAAGTATTAATCTTTTCAGCCATCTCATTAATACCCTTTAGCTTCCAATAAGCCATAGCTGCAATTACTGAGTTTTCTAAATCTTCAATTAATGTTGGATTATCTCCAAAAGGAACACCTGTCATCACTTGAAGCTCATAGTAGTTGCTACGGAATGTGTTCTGAATAATTCCACCACCACGATAATCCCAACCATCATTTGTGTTAGGTCTATTACCATAGCGATTGCCATACAAGTGATTAGCTACCTCAGCCTGTCCTTTGGCTATCAAATTCCTTGCGAAATTCAAATTAGGTATCCTAGTAGGGAAAACAGCTAAGAGCCTTTCTGGACGATAATTAAAGCTCTCACGCTTAGCATTAAACCCATTAGACTCAATTAAGCAAGTGGCAATAAATGCACACATCTGTTTCTTAGTGGTAATGTCGTACTTAGGGGCGTGTTTAAGGATAAGAGGAATTGCTTTAACATTCACATTATGGTATACTTTCTTTAATGATTGCTCAGAAAGATTGTATTGGCGAGTAATACTCGGTTGTTCAGTAGGAGGTAAGTCCCACTTATTAATCTTAGCTAAACATTCTTGTAATACATCAGGTTTGACAACAGCTAATAATTCAGCTCCACCATCTACTTGAGTTTGTGTTAGCTTACCATTATCCTGTTTGGTCTTTAACCAATCAAAGAAGTCTTTATCGTCTAGAATCGCATTCTGCATGTTTACTCCCGTAAGCTAGGCTGCTTGATAATCCAACCTAATACACTTGTAACACCTACCACTACAGGTAACATAGAAGTGGGGACTAGGTTTTGGGCTGTGTAATAGTCTGCTACAGCAATAATGATAGTAGCTAATAGTGGTAGTAATACAGCTAGTGATTTGTAGAATTTATACCAGTTGCTTGAGATTAGGTCTTTCATGATATTCCTTTTATGCTATACGTTTCCAGAAGTAGACTACGATAGATGGCTGTACGTTGTTATGAGGCTTGTCGCCTCCTGAAGGTTTTGAACGAGAGTAACTATCTGCTGCCGCTGTTTTGTCATCTCCAGAGGCGTAAAGTCTGTCCCCTGTGCCTGTTGGAATTGTACTGCCCTCTCCAACCTCATGTGTGTGCGAAGGCATTTGTTCTAGAGTTAGCGTTTCATTATAAGTTCCGAAAACCCTGCCGTTCATTTTAGTCCACTCAGGGATGCTAGCACTAATGTCTGTGCTTATACCTACTAAAGTTCTACCTTCTGCAAATCTTTCCCAAGTTCCGTAACCTAATCTTACAGATGGGTTTCCATCTGTAGTAGTAATATAGATATCACCGACTTTGAAAGTTTGTAAGAGGAAAGTTAATTGTTCATGGGTAACAACATCTTTAGGGTTTGTTCCACCACTAAATTCTGCTGTAATACCTAATCCTTTACGAACTTTAGCTACACCATCTTGGAATAAAAATCCAGAGTCTCCGTCAGGGCTATTGTAAGATGGGGCTGATGCAGAACCCAGCATAACAGGGTTGGCTTTACTTACATACAAACCTAGATAACCTTCTTCAGACTCAATCTTATTAAGCTTATCTGAGTAATTATCAAAATCAGCTTGACTAACAAAAGCAATCTGCCAGATATTTGTATTAAGTGTGGGGTCTTTATCTGTACTAGGACTTGTAGCTTTATAGATAACACCTGAACGAGCAGCATAAGCGTCTGAAGGATATTGTGTACGGCTATCCCATTCAGGAATGCCTCTCTCGTTGATGTATTGCAACATTCTGTCTTGACGATTCTGTAGCCAGTTCATTGTCTCGTTAAGCGGTTTCTCAATTACCCAACCCTCTTCGACTTTCTCACTAGAAGGGATTTCGATGTTACCACCCTCAGCCCAGACACCATAGTTCATGTCTGGTTTATTTAAAATAGGCATTCATAATTCTCCGTATATTATTCAATTATTCCAAGCCCAGAGGGTAGGTCTACGTTAACAAGTTTTTCTAATGAAGCTGTAACAGTAGGTAATTTATCTCCATAAAAAATTCTAGCCCCCGCCACAGGTAGGTCTACGTTAACAAGTTTCTCTAGTAGGTTTAAGAACTCAGTCATTTCCTCACCGAAGTAATCTTCACCTTCAATATGACCTAAGTTTAACCTGACACCTGCTGCAACAGGTAATATGTTAGCTTTAGTGTCAATGTTGTCTACGAAGTATGAGAGCAAACCTGTCTTATCTTTAGACTTGACTGTTATAATACCTTGTTGTATTGTCTGAGTGGTATTATCTGTTCTATTGGTTATTAGGTTTATTACTTCTAGTAAGTCATTAGGAGAACAATTAGAGTGGTTGGATATAATCCTAGCTTTAATGATTCTTCGGTACTCATCGTCACTTAAACGTCTAGCTGTAGCGGCATTAAAGTAACTTCGTGAGTTCCAATAGCCACCAACATAAGGTGCTCCTGACATTCCGAAAGTATCGCTTTTATAAGCACCCTCAAAGCCAAAATAAGTCTCAGCATTAAATCCCACTAAGAACCTATCTTGACCTACTAACTTACCGATGAAATCTAAATGAAAGTTCTCAGCAGCATCAATGTTTAGTATGTTATCTGAAAACCAAAGTAAGTCTATTTGTTGTTCATGATAAACAGAGAATATTGATTGAAATAACTTATGGAGGTTATCACTCTCTCTGAATAGTGAAGGCTCTAAATCGTAGTAATCAGCTAGGTAATCTAGTGTCTTAATTATAACCATTAGTTACCTCCGATATTAATATCTTCAGCACTGATTGTGGCAATCTCATTATGACGGATAATCACATCTTCTAATCCTAATGTACCACCTCTATAACCAAACTTAAGGTTCTTAACAGCAAAACCTTCGATAGAGTTGATAGGGGCATATAGACGAGAGTAGTGAATATCCTCACCTACGTTCAGGTTATTAAACCACTCAACGATAGCTTGTTTGATGCGAGCGTTACCATTACTAGGGAAATCAGGGTAGGTGATTAATGACATAGAGATTTCTAAAGGTTTGATAACAGGTCTTGAGAATCTAACATCATGAGAGAATCCATTTATATCTTTGACTTTCTTCAGGATGTCACCATTAGTATAAATACCCTCTGAAACAGTGTTAAAGATAGCTAGTGCAATATCATCCTCATTACCACCCATTACAGTGATAGACACACCATTATTAATAATACCAGAGTTTGTAGCATTGGTAGATGTGTTCTGTTGTACGTTCTCATACACAACCCCTCTCACGGACTTTATAGCCATCAAAATAGCCGTGTATTTGCCCATAGCAGGTTGTTGTAGTAGTTTGCCTCTAAAGCGGTAATCCTCGTCTGTTTCTACGCCTGTTGATGGGAAAATGTAGTAAGGATTGGTTACTCCTCGCCACCCTAATACAGGTGTCTTAATTGAGGTAACTTGACCTGCTTTACTCTCTTGAGAATCATAGGTAGTTGAGGTAACATATACAGGCATATATGAACGAGGTATGTTGATTGAGCCTGACACACTAAAGTTTCCAATACGTGATTGGTCTACAATAACAACCTTTACTGAGTTGTCATTATTTCTAGTAGCATATAAATAACTAGATTGACTATTAACAGCATCTACAAGTCTGTCAGCTACTTGTCTAATTGTGGTATCAGATGAACTTGTTTCTACAATGACAGATGGAGATTGTGATAAGAACCCATCAATATTATAACTAAGTGAGTAAGTACCGCCTACAGATGTCACTGCAATATCAACACCATTAGCATTGCTAGTCTTGAATGTAACATTACTATCTGTTTGATAAGTGTTACCTGTCAAGCTATTACCTACAGAACTACCTCTTGTGATGAAAGTACCTATGTCGCCATACAGAATAACCATACCTGTTGCTTGAGATTCAGCCTTACGCTTAATACGATGTAATCCCCAAAGGATGTTATCTAGCTGTTGTCCTTCTGCACTATTAATATCAAATGCTTGTAGGATTAAAGGTAATATTTCAGCATTCTGTACTAATGGTTTAGACACAGTAGCAAATATTCTACCTAACATACTAGAGTCATCTACTCTTAATTCTTTGCCATCTAGCTTATCAGCAAATGCCACCTTAGCAGCATCAGACATATCCTTGCGGAAATTATCAATTCCTTGAATAATTACACCACGTTCATCAAACCTATTTGGCATTTTTACCTCTTTTGTGTTTAGATTAAATTGAAGCTGTTAACCTATTACCATCTTGGTCTGTGAGGATAACGCCGTTTTCGTTTGTTAGGATGTAATAAGTTAATATAGTTGGTTCATCAATAACCTTAACTCTGAACTTACAAGCATAGGAGTAATTGAATATTTCAGATTCAAAATAATCAATACTCTCTACCATAGGTTCTTTATTGATTTCATTTCTTATGATAATGTCTACAGAGCTTTTAGGTCTATTCCTACCAAACACTGTATTAAGGTAATCAATACCATAATTAATGTTCCAGAATAAATCTCTGGGGTAGGTCTTTAACCTTAAGAACAATCTTTGCATTAGGTCTTCAGCAGGAGATTGTGTGATAGCTAAATCAACCAACCCATCTCCACCTTCCTCTAACACAATGTCAAATGTTTGTTGGTCGAATTTAATATCCATTTAATAATCTCTAAATGTTTGGTGGAGAAGTAGGAGAGCCTTGGTTACCTATATGAGTGTGTTTAAGCATAAACTCATTAACACTCTTACCCTGTATCTCAACATCGCCTTGTGTAGTTATAGTGGCATTATTAGCATTAACACTATCAGCTATCACCTCAACTACTTTAGACTCAACAACCACCTTTGTAGGTGACTTCAACGAGATATCCCCGTCAGTGTTGATAGAAATAATAGCCTCATTATCAGTATTCTTATTATGTACGATATTGAGGTCTTGATTATTGAAGTCGTTAGTATAGTTGTTAGGATTGAAAGCTGATTGCTGATAAGGAGTAAAACCTACGATAGCTACTACGTTTGATAAGTTTCCCCAACCATTACCGAAAGGGTCGTGCGCCTCTTTCTCGCCATTAACAAAACTAAGTATATCTACTGATTGGAATAACAGGTCTACAGTATCACCTTGTTTAATAGGAAAAACTATTGATGAACTTTTTGTAGATGGCATAAGAACTTGAACATTACGAATAGGTGGGTACTCAATAGTCTCACCTGTCACAGAGTTCATGTTGTTTACGAGAGGCTTTACATCAATAAACCCATCAACTAAGTTGTCTGTATTGACAACAATAGCAGGGAAGGATATATTTGATTTATGATTATTCAACTTAATCATGTGTTTTATAATTGACTCTAAACTTCCTCTCATAATCCCTCTTTTTACTTCGTAATATTATTCCATTAAAGGAGCTATTTCTCTATTTGTTGGTTGTGAGCTAACTTTATATCCTGATACACTACTATTATCTGTATCTTCACAATACAATGTCATTAGCCAATCACCTTTTTTATTATTACCTGTGAACTTAGCATTCCTAACCCTGTGAGCTAATAATTCTTTAGTATACTTGTCCTCAGTAAAGATAAGTGATTGAGGTTTGACAGACGGGTTAAGTAAGGCAACGATACGGTTATATCTTCTGTTAACTTCTACAGGAGTACGTCCATACAATTCTTCTTGGTTTTGCTCAAACAACCCTTTCTTTTGTTCGCTTTCTTCTAAATCAGATGTGGGGCTATTGTCTTGTTGAGAACCATCTTTTCCGTAAACGCTTATATGTAAGTGTGGGGCTGTTGCTCCAGTAGATGGAAAATTATATTCATCTAAGACTGTAACTCTATACCCGTTTTGCTGAGCTGCCTCAAGGATACGCTTCTTCTGGTTCTGAGCACCTGCGTGAGCACTCTTGATTGTTAAATCAAAAGCTTGTCCACTTGCATGACTACTAGAGCTTCCTGCATGGTGGTAATCATTAAACCCAGTGAATCTAATTAAGTCACTCCCAAGAACATTTGAAACTATCTTGGAGAAGTCGGATGTATAGCCTCTAACTTGACCACCACCAGTAGCTTGTCCACCAACACCACCTTTGATTACTAGACCTTCTAGAGTGGAGTTACTAACATAGCCGTCTCCAGAGTCGTTATAAGAGCTAACGATATTCTCTGAACCACTTTTCTTTTTCTTCTCTTCTCTAGGGTTCATTCTCTTATATAAAGACTCTGCTGTCTCCCTCTCATTCCTACCTAACTCTTGGTCTAAGAAAGCTGTTACTAATTGATACTCTGCTTGTTGGCTTATTAAGCCTGTATCTTTAGTTAGAATAAAACCTTGACTGTTACTCTCGTCATCTGTTAATGTGCTGTAGAATATATTCTTTCCTGCAACCGTTTCTGGGTCTGTTGTATCAATAGCAGGGTATCCAGTTTGAATTGCTTTTAAAACCCTCTTGATACCAATGTCAGTAAAGGAGAATGCAGCAGAGTCTTTACCATCAGCTAAAATTCTACCAAAGCTTAAGCCATAGTAATCAGTGACACCATCAAGGACAGTGTTAACATTACCAATGTTGTAGCTTGTAGTTTTAACTGTAGATACAAATTTTAATACGTCTTGAGCGTGTTCTTTAGGTACATTATCTAACACAAAAATCATTTGAGGAAAGCCAATAGCTGTTGCTAAGTTTTCTAGTAAGTCATACAGGGGTAGTGGAGTTAAGCTATCAGAAACAGCATATCCTGAAAAGAAGTGGGTAAGAAGGTTGGCACTACATTCAATAGTGGTAGCTGTAATGTTGTTAGAGACCTCTGTATAAACCCTAGAGATATGAGCAATGAATAATGTATCTATTTCTGCATATACATATCCACAATCAAGCCATATCTCCCCACCTTCTTCTTCAAGTAAAGCTATAGTCTCATCGGATAAGCCGTAGATTGTAACTTTACCAGAATCATCTTCTTGGGTTTGGTCTACTGTCTTAAAGTATTCAAACTCTATTTCAAAATCATTACCAATCACTGTCTTAACTTCTTTCTTGAAGTTCTTAATAGTAACGCTACAATGTCTTAGGTATTGCTTCTGAACACGAGGAACATCGTTACTCTCCGACATATACCGTTCTCCAGTTAATCTTAAACTTCTCTTCTGTTGTTTGTAATCTTCCTAAGAAGTATAAGTCGAAATCTTTAGACCAGTTTAGATAATCATAATCATCAGGAACAATCATGTCTTTTGATTTAGGTTTTAATGTGACAGTAAAGCTAATACCTTTTCTATTAGCATTAAAGTTAAACTCGCATATCTTTTTATTCTTAAGAAATGTTTGTGTTAAAAGAGGCTTGTTGCCTTGGTCAGTAATCATAATCCAACGCATTTTATTTCTGGTGTTATAACCACAGATAAGATTTAATGGACGTTGAAGAATATCTATCTTAGACACATAATGAAGTTTGTCACTAACTGGTACGGTGATAAAGGAATCTAGGTCTGTTATAATCAATCTGTAACCCCATCAATAGTCATTAAGGCAGCAGGATTGCGCCCTTGAATAACACGGTAGTTCTCACCTGCCTTAACTATGGTGTGTGTTTTACCTGTACGCCACACTGCTTCTGCTGCCCTTTCTTTAGCCTTTAAGTAGTTTTCATCATCATTGATACCCAACTTCTCTCGCATGATTTTTTCCATTTCATCACGATTCCCCTTCTCAATAGCAGGCACACTATCATCAGGTAGCCCAGTAGTAGGGTCGATAAGACCTTCTTCTGTTTTACTCTTACCCCCACTATAAGGTTCAAAATTAGTGGGGGCTTCTCTTAATAAGGCTCTTTTCTCACCCTCAGCTAATTCGGTAATAGCTACATTAGCCATAACTATTTTCTGAAGTTTTATCTCTGCGTGAATAGCGCCTGTACCAGTATCAGGGTGAGAAAATGATAAAGATGAAATAACACAGTCTTCAATCTCTTTGAAGTAGCCTGATTTAAGCTCTTCAACTTTGGCGATATCGTTAGCGTTTTCAGAGTTAACAGATGACTCTATTAAAGTTACAACCTTTCTATCAGAGAATACCCGAATCATTTGTTCTCTAACTTCAATATGATAGTTAAGGTTAGGTTCTCCGCCTGAACTAAATTCTTCCCCATCCCAAACAATCTCTCTATCTTTTTTGAAAAGAGAGTAACTAGACAGTACGGCACTAATATTATAAGTAGGAGCTTCAATGTTAGTGTTATCTGAAATGTTAAAGCCATACTCAACAGTTTGAGAAGTGACAGTGGCATTCCAAGATTCATCCATTGACGTAATAGAATCAAAAGATATAATTGCATCTATCTTACCATTATCATCTTTTCTAACTATCGTGTATATCATTATAATGCCTTATCTTGGAAAGGTTGCAGGTAGCTCATGCTCTTCTGTACGCCTAATATTGCCTTTCTCATCAAAGAAGTTAAAAGTCATTTTAGTAGGTGTTTGGTTTTGGTTGTAATAACTAGGGTTGCTTAGAGTAGGCGTTGATGCTAAACCGTTTTGATTGTTACCTAGTATTATGTCTCTAAGTGCCGCACCTGCATTGTAAGCATCTCCATAAGAGGATTGCTTTCCTATGCTAGCTAATGTACTAGATGCACTAGAGAAAACAGAAGTAGATTTATTCTTAAACATCTCTGCTGTACCCATAAAACCTTCATCAGCCATTGCACCACTTTTCATGAATGCCTCTAACCAACGAAGTTCAGCAACTAAAATCTTAACTTTCAACAGAGCTTTTTCTGCTAACAAAGCCATCGTATCAAATATAGTCCAATTGCCTTTTTCTTTCTCGTCTAGCTGTTTTCCTAGTTGACTAAGAGCTTTGATAACTAAATAAATAACAGTTAACCAACCACCAAACCTAAGTATGATTGCTTTAAGTCTTTGTCCGAAAACACCTTTAAATAATTCACCTAAAGCCCTAGTGATTTTACCACCTGCTTGTAGTACAATGAATGCCCGTTGAGCGCCTAGCTTGACAGCGTTAAATCTAAGTAGTAATAACGACAAGCCTAATATTAAAGCGCCATTACCCATTGTGAACTTGTCAATCTGCTTCTTAAGATTACCAATAGTGGTAACTAGATACTTAATTGATTTTGCAACATATCCAACTTCTTTAACAAGCTCTGTTAGTAGTCCAAATACTTTTCCTAGCCATTCATCAAGACCACTATCCATTATCTCTTTGGATGTTATGCTTAATTGGTTAAACATCTGCCCTTGCTTGACAATAGAAGATTCCATCATCTTAGCGTAAGCACCAGAATCGTGTGCTAAGTCTTGAACCATCTTAGCCATTACAGGTAATACACGGTTAGGGTCTAGCTTACCATCTTCCTGTAACTTCTTAATCTTAGCCATACTCTTTGTATCGTATGCTTTCATTGCAGCATCATATACTAGAGTAGCAGGGATACCTCGGTCTGATAACTGGTTAATCTCTTCTTGTAACAATCTGTTGTTACTAAACATCTGGTTAAAAGCCCTGAATATACCTTTTTGGTCATCAGCACTTGTACCCATTGACATCATAAATTCAGAGAACCCAGTGAACATCTCTTTCTTAGTGTCTTGGCTCAATCCTTTAGCAGACATATTAATCTGAGCATAAGACTTACCAAGCTCAACAGATGATAAGCCCAACTTAGCAGATTCTTCACGAACATATTTAAGGGTGTTAGCATATTCAGCTTGACTCTTAGAAGTCATTAGGAGGGTAGATTCCATTCGTGTTTGGTCACGAGCTGCTTCCACCGTAGCTTTAGCTGCAAAACCTGCACCACCTGCTAAACCTAATCCTGCCATAGGAACGATATTACGCATGAATGCTGCTGCACCCATACCTGCACCTAGACCACCTAGTCCTCCATTACCGCCATTTCCTCCTGCACCGCCTCCACCATTACCGCCTTGGTTGCGGATACGAACATCAATACGTGCATTAGCTCTTAGACGATTTAAATCACCATTTAGGTTAGCTAGTGTACGTCTTGTTTGTACGATACTTCTACGGTAGGCATTCCAATGAGTTAAACCTGCTATTACAGAAGCAGTAATCTTACCAATAGCTTTAGTAGTTCTAGGCTGGTTAGTGGCAATACTGTCTAGTGCATTTCTTACTTTCCAAACATCACCTGCGAGGTTTCTATAAGAGCCGCCAACAGCTCTATTACCACCAGCGTTCTTAATCTTGCCCATAGATGAGCTAAGTTTATCTACTTCACGTCTTAGGTTTCTAAACTGTCTAGTAGCATTCTTACCTCCACGAGTGATGTTAGTCATCTCGCTGCGAGCATCTGAAAGGGCTTTTTTAAATGTAACTAATCCTGATGTATCAACCTGAAAACCAAGTGTGGCAAACATTTTTGCTATTTGCATATCTCTTATACCTTATTATTTAACCACAGTTTGAGTGTGTTGATGCACCTACCTGTCACCCTTAGCCTTTTCTCTCTGATATTGCTCGTAACTAATAAAGTCTTCATAGTTTTGATATTCAATTAAGTCATGAACATCAGCTATGGTCATTTCATATTTAAGCTTTAATAACAAAGATGGCTTATCTTTAGTGCTGGGGTGAGCCATTACATTAAGCCACTCAATAGGCATAGAGTAGTTATCAATTAACTTCTTTTCTTCTTCTGTGTTTACCCTCGAAGACGAATCACCTGTTATTCTTTTGGTAAATTCGTAACGAGTCGTTGAAAAGATTCAAGGTAGTTTAATTTAATAACTTCAACAAATAATAAGATAAGAGAGTCATAGTTTTGAGCAAACTCATTATCGAAATCAATACGTGAGTTGTTTACTTGAACATCAGCTACCATATCAATGATAAGCTGTTCTACTTCTTTGGCATTCTCACCAGTTAATAGTTTAACTAATTGCTCTACTACTTCTTCATCGCCTTTACCTTCGTTAAGCATAAAACCAATAAAAGGAAATACATACTTAGTTAGGCGAGGTAAGTAAGACCATCCTGTTAAACCCTTAAAGGCGTTAATCATATATGCTTTGTCATTAAGACGAACTACTTTTTGACTTTGTACTTTTGTATCACTCATTTCTATTCCTAAAATTAATTACTATCTTGTGGAGGTAAGGGTTCTAAAGGTAATCCACCACTAACATCGAAATCATCTAAGCTATTAGAATTGATATTTCTACTTGGTGTAATGATAGTACCTGTTTCTTCATTGATTGTTGATGTCTTATTACTTCCTGCATCTTGAGGTCGTGCACCATATTTACTGTGTATTTGGTTTTCATAATCTGTTGGTTGGTCTATAGAACGAACACCTGAGAACATAGGTTTAATACCAAACACCACTTCCCTATCACCTGCTTCTTGTTGCATACTTATTTCAGGTAAGCTTATAATCCAAGCTCTATATACACTAACAATCCTTTCATTCTCATGCACAGATAGATTAAACCAACCTCTACTCAATTGCTGCTTAAACGCTAAGTTTCTTAATACACTTAAACTTTTAGCTGTAGGGAGAAAGGTAACAGTTAATGTTCTTTGTTCTATTGAGTGATAGTATGTTGTATAGTAGTAGTCAATACCTGTCTCTTGCCTTGTGATAACGTCAGCATTCAACGAAGATGATACAACGCCATCTAATGTTAATCCTGCAACAATAATAGCATTCTTAGACGCATTGTATGTCTGTGTTTGTCTAACAGCGTATGGTTCTGATACGTTAAGAAGCTCTTTTGCCTTCTCTTTAATTTCCATTAATATACTCAAGACAGAACTCCTTACGTCCTAGAATAACTCTTTAAGTTTTTGTTCTGCTTGATTAATACCATCTTCTATCATTGTTTCTACATTAGTCAAGTCAATACCTGCTAACTCTGATAGTTCAATCAATCTTATAGTAGCTCTTAGCGAGGCTGTTAGCCATGTTGTCTTATTAGTCCCTCTTACTTGGAAACTAGCTCCATGACAAATGAAAGACCATTGCCTAGCTGTTGATTCACTAAGAAACTCTGTGTTTGGTTCGGTGTCAAAGAAACACTCAGTAGCTTGGAATTGAGTACCACCATAGCTAGTTTCTTCTGATACACTGATAGGTATCTTTAGGTTAGAACCAGAACGCTCGTGTAGCTTCATAACAGTGTGTAGGAAGTCGTTAGATTGACTAACTTGTTCTATATTGAACGTAACTCTATAACTGCCATAACTATCAACGAAAGCTGTTTGCGAGCCATCCTGAGCCTTTCTAAAGGTGTTAATGCTTTCTAACCTTTCTATTGTAACGATAGTGTCTTTAGATAGTCCAACAAGCTCTACCCCAAAGACACGACATTTAACTGCTGATGGAACGTAGGAGTAGAGCATGTTATCCCTTTATCTAGTTATGCAATATTTGCATGTTGGTATTATTTATTATACCGTCTTCCACTTATCATCAATCTCAACACCTAACATTTCAAGTGACGCTTGTAGGTCAGGGTCTAATCTACCACTACCACCTAAGTATTGGTCAGCATTGGTGAGGACGATAATCCAATCACGTACAGAGGTATCAGCACCAAACTCATAAGACATTGGGCGCTTAACAAAACACTCAGCACTGTATGCAAATGTACGGCTTGATTTATCTGCAAATGTACAAGTGAAAATACCCTCTAATCCGCTAGGGTCTTTATCGTCAAATAAAGCAATAGCAGAAAGGTAATCATTACTTGCTGAGGTTTGGTCTAAGTGAACAGTCATACGTAAGGTATTATCTTTACTGTGTGTACGTACTGTCTCACCATTATTCAATGTCTTCTCTGACCATACTGCCTCTGGATACTCAATACTTACTAGGCTATCTTTAGCAAGACCACCAACGATATGTGAAGTATTTGATTCAGGGTGTGTAATAGCAATGACGATTGATGATGGTTTGTAACTTGCTAATTGACTAGCCATTTATATTCCTTATTGTTTAAATATTTAAGATTGTTTTAAGGCTAATCGTTTAGGTGTAAACCGTACCTTCGATTGCATCTACGAATAAGATAGCACCTGCAAGACGGGCACGGAATGTAATCTTACGAAGGTATCCGCTAGCACGTTCTTGTGAGGTAAGTTTATTAGCGTCAGGAACTTGAATACTGAAACCATCGTCATTAGTGAGTATGTTGTTGTTGACAGCTTCATTAAGAACACTTACAATCTCAGCACGGAATAGCTCGATACTAGAGTTGGTGTAGTTTAGACGGTCTTTGGTATATAAGACGTTCCATACTCGTTCTGATAGACGTACTTCTAACCAGATAGCACCTAAGATAACATGAATCTTTTCACCCCCTAATGTATTAGCATTACCCTCAATAGATGGGTCTTGTCCTACTTTCGTATAGAAGTGAGCATTCTTAGATTTAAGAACAGACATCTCAGTACGGGTGAAGGCTTCAGGAACTAAGCTAGTAAGTGATTTATGAATCCAAGTGTTACTTCCAATGATTGCACTAGCAAAACGTCCTACCCAAGCTGCTTCAGGAGCTACAACATCAGGGTCTTTAGTGTGCATACCAATAGACTTGACAAAACCCTTAGCTTGAATCTTAGAGAAGATATCGGTTTCAGTAGCTTGTAGTAGTGCATCAGCTTTGTTGTTAGAGAACACATAAACTGCTGTTTCTGCTTCAATGTAAGTAGCAATAGCTTCTTTATCAGTGTCATCTTCAGCATCAGTGATAAGGAAGAACCAGTTATTATTAGCTGATTGTAGTTTAGCAATCTCAGCAGGGTAGTCTACACCAACACCTTCTGTAATCTTACCAACTACTACACTACGTACTTGTGGATTCTGACTAAAGACTCGTTGAGCAGCTACATAGGCATAATCAGTGGTTAGGAAACCATCTGTAATCATATCAGTGGCAGAGGTGTATTCACGGTACATTTCACTACCGAAGTTAGCGTGAACTGATAGGATAGCGATTGTCTGTAAATCACGAATAGTCTTACTTGATGTTTCTCGATTAATGATTACATTGACAATATCTTTAATTTCTAGCATATATTTACCTTTTGATGGTATTGGTTGTGGAGGGTATTTCTTTATTACCTGTTAATATTTCAATGAACCATTAACTTCTACTTCTAGGATTGTGTGTGTGAGGTTAGCTGTGAACTTAACTTGCAGGTTGTTAGTATTTCTATCTAACTTAGTTTCACCTATTTTATACTGAGTGAATATGCCTTGTTCTACAGCTATATCTAAGATATACTTAATCTCGTTAACCACTAAGTCAATACCACCTTGAGTAGCATTAATCTTATTTTGAGTGTATAGTGTTTTCCACACTCTTTGACTAATAGCCCACTTAACCCAGTCAATAGATACTTGCTCATAGATTGGTAGGTTTTGATTAGTCTTTCCAGAACCTACAACAGCCTTGTCTTTGATTACAATAGAGCTTGTATTACTTAGAGCAGGAATATCTTTTTCAAAAACAATATCTGTCTTGGCTAGATACTTATAAAGCCACTGAACGCTACTAGGAAATTTATTTCCACATAAAGCAATCCAAGCTGCTTCAGGATAGGCAAGCCTAGTCATTTGTAATTGAGAAGCTGTTGCCTTGTCTAAGTCTATAACCTCATATCCTAGCTTATAAGCACTGTTTATATATAAGTTGTCTAAGGTGATTTTGTTGTCTGTTACAGAATCAGTAGGTATCGTACTTTGATAATAATGAACAGTCTTAGTGTTTACTGATGAGCTAGTAGGTGATGAATAAAACAAGAGTTTATAAGGTTCAAATGCTATGTGATTAGCAAAGGTATTTATAATAGTCTCATCTTTACTATCAATGACAATGAAGTAGTAACTGTTGTTATCTGCTGCATCAAAAGCTTGCTGATAGGTTTCGTTACTTCTCTTAGCTCTAATAGTAATAGATTGAATACCCTCTTGAGAGAATACCCCAACACAGAAGTTATAAGCTAAGCTAGTTCGGGAGTAATTATTATCTAGTAAATCTTTTAGTTTACTTACAACAATTTCTCTAGGGGCTTCATCGTTTTCAGTTATGAAACATAGGTTGTAGAAAGCTTCACGTTCTAAACCTAACATCTCAATCGAAATATCTACATTTACAGGTGTTAAGTTTAAAATGATATTCTCCTACATTATCTTTGCAACAGTGACTTCAATGTTATAAATACTAATCTCTCGTTCAAACGTCTTTAGCCTGATTGTCAAACCATTGCTTGATAGAGCTGTATCACCATAAATCATAGCATTGAAAATAACCTCTTGAATCTTACTGTCACCACGTAAGGTCTTGTCTTCACTAAATGGAGTGTCTGTTGTAGCTTTACTCATACTGAGGTTGATTGTACCTGCTTTTGCTGAGGCAATAACTTTAAATCTAACACGGACGTTGTAATACCCATTGCTATCTGTCAGTAAGTATTTCTGCAATACAGGGTCATAAAACTTAGTGATACCTGTAGGCAAGTTTTCTAGCTTGATAGTAGCGTTATTAGGTAATACTTGCTCTGTATTTATAGCTACATTCATAGGTGAGATGTCAGTATATTGACCATCTTTATATGTTCCCCAACCTTGTTTCTTAGGTGGCAAGGACGATGTTACAGTAGAGGCATCAGTGTTAGTAACTAAGATAGACAAGTCTTCGTTATAGCTAATGCTACTTATCTTATTAGCTGAGTCACCAGAAGCGCCTGTTTCTCCCTTAATACCTTGTATACCTTGTAGTCCACGGATGTTAGTAGCATTTAGGATATTAGCAACAATACCTGTTCCACTTAGATAACCTGTGGTTGTGGGTTTAGTACCTGTTCCGCCAATCCACTCAAATAAGTGCAATACAGAATCTTCACCTCTAGCCACTATCCTAAAGTTAGGAGACCAACCATTACTGCCGTTAATCCCGACATCACCTTTAGCACCTTTTAATGAGGTAATCCATTGAGGCTGTGTTCCAACAAATCCGTTCTGAACAGCTACTTGGTAAGCACTTAAACCGTCATTACCATTTGCACCATTAATTCCATTAGTGCCGTTCTTGCCGTCATTACCTGCAACACCTTGTTCGCCTCTTTCACCTTTAACGTTTGTAGTTAGCCAAGATTGGAAAACAAGCTTAGTCATAGCTCTAGCTTTACCATCATCAACTATAACAAACCTATCGTTGTCGGTAAAGTCTACTTCATTCATAACAGGTAGGTCGTTTAACTTTAACTCTGCCATATCTATACCTTATTTTGCCTGTTTATCAATCACGATATTACCTGAATCAACACCTTCTGTTGTACTGGTGCTACCTGTTATGTTAACTCTATCTACTGAGAATACTTTATAATCTTCTTCTACTTCAACACGTAAAGTTAAGTCGATAATAGCTCTTTTGTATGGAACACCACTAATGGGTTGGAACTGGTGTAGTATATCTGTTGCTGAAACTAATGATAGACCTTGGTTAGTAAAAGCCCAATCAATCAAGTCGCTATGAATCCCATTCTCAAAATGTCTAAACCATTCTTGTGCAGGGTCATCTTTCTCAGCATGTAGTGTTAAGCTAAGTGTATATTCCTTTACTTGAAAGATATGCTCTTTTATATTATCTTTATTGTGTATTATACTCTTATATGGTAAGCCAATCTTTCTGTGACTAACTACATTAAATAATAAGTAAGGTGCACGAGGTTCTGTTTGCTTAAGCGTTGCAATAACAAATGTAAGACCATCAGGTCTTGTAATTTTGTCGTAAATAGGGCAGTCTGTGTCTCTAAGGGCGTATATAACTAATTTCTCAATGTTCATATAATCCCTTATGTTATGTTCTCAATATCACCACCAATACGGGGTATATTGGAATCATTGTATTTAATTGCTAAAGACTCGCAATGTTCCCCAAAGTTACCGTATGGTCTTGAAACAACAACCTCCCACAAACCACCTCGATAGATAACAACATCCGCTTTTAGGGGCATACCTACTCCGCTTCTGGCAGTGTATAACCAGTCATTACTAAAGATTGTAATAGCCTCTTTATTTCTATCACCCTCTGGTAATAGTTGTGTTCTGTATGATGCCATACTAGGTTGTATATTAGCTTTGATGATAATAACCTCGCTAGGAGATTCTATGTATTCACCATCAATGTAGTCACCTTCACTACTAACCCTTATAACTCTGTGAAGCTTCTTTCCTAACGTTGTAAACGACATTCTATTACCTCACAGTGTTCATGCTTGTTCTATATACTTTAGATTTAAAGTTCTCAATCATAATGCCACTATCATCCATTTGATAACTGTGTCCTTTCTTAAGAACAGTGTAGCCGCTAAGAGACTCGAAGTTCTGTCGTAAGACACTCTCGCTATAATCTTTGACGAGTTCTACAGCTAGTTTATTTAAGTTGGTAATCGGATTTCTATTATGAACAACATCAGAAAATATAGTAGAAAGGTTGGTAGTGTAGTTATTTTTAGTCATTGCAATAGATTGTCTGAAGTAAGGACGAGATGGTATTGGTGGTGTTTGAGGCGTACCTGCCTTACCATACTCTTGCCAATGAGCTACTTGAGCAATTGGAATACCTTTATTATCACTAGAGGCAGGATAAATCTTACCGTCAATCCAGCCATATCTAATGTGTTTCTTAGTGATACCTTTACAGGATTTCTCTAGTTGTTTTAAACCACTTATATCAAGTTTGACATCAACAGTGAATCCCATAAGTATCTCTTTAGATTATTTGATAATTCTGTTCATATTTCTTTTGTATAACCATTCAGGACGTTCGCTATGTTGTCCTCTAAAGAATACAGAATCAACTAATTCAGGATTGTTCTCATAGTAATCAACAGCTTCTATGAACACGCCACCAACATATACAACAGGTGCTCTACCAAGTAGAGATGGGTTACTAATACGTTGTTTAAGCCAATCTAGGTAGTTCTTATACCTTTCACCTAAGTAAGCTTCCTCTTGCCCTACACGTTGCCTGAAGCCATCTCTAGCAAACTTAGCTAGGATAGCCATACCAATATTCTTACTAGCTACATCAGGTTTATCAGGAAACTTATTAATGAAGTATTGATAACTCTCATCACTTAGTATAAAATCATATTCGTCCATATCACCATACTCTAAACGGTAGGCATGGATAGGATTGTTAGCAGGGTCAAAGTCTGTAATACCCATATTATTTAATGGCGTATTATACATTTGTGTTATATCCATATCTTCCCTTAGAGGTGTGTCAGATAACTGTGTTATTATATATTTACATTTATTAATAATCTTTAATCTAAATCACTAATAGATGTAAAGGGGAAATTACTCTCCCCAATACACTTACTTAATTACTATCTATGCAGTAGTGACAGTGATGTCAATAGCCATTTCTGGACGTTGCATGAATGGAATCAAGTGAGTTTCTAGAGTGATGTCAGTGTGAGTGTCATCAACAATACCAGTGCTGCGAGCCAACCACTTAGTACCTGCCTGATTGAAAGTAGATACGTAAGGTGCAGGGCAATACTTAACTTGATACAAGCCAGTAACACCGTGTACGATAGTCCAACCTTTATTGGCAGCTACGATATCTACCATTGAGTTATCCCAACGGCGGAACTTCTGTGGGTAGGTTACGAATAGGAAGTTGTCCCAACGGAACTCACGGCGATAACCATACTGTGTACGTTGGTTGATACCCATAGAACCATTCAGAAGTGGTTGTTGTAGAGCTTGTTGACCTAGACCAGTAAATGCTAACTGATATAGAGCAGCAAAGTCAGGGTGATTAACAATAGAATTAAAGCCTGTTTCACCTAACACTACTTCGATAGTACCAACGTTACCATTGTAACCGTTAAGCTCAGAAATCTGATTAGCTAGAGTAGCAATAGATGCTTTAATATCAGCAGTAGGAGCAGCAGTGATAGTAGCAGTTGCTTGGCTAGTACCAGTGTTAGCGTATTGGTCAATAGCTACAGAACCATCACGAGGGTCTAATACCTTACCTTGAGTAGCGGTAGTCAATAGATACTCTTTGTTAGCAGCACCTACGTTAGCTAGACGGGTAAGAACACGTACAGTCTCTTCTTGATAGGTAGGAGAGTCTAGAGAGAACAAACCATTACTAACACCAATCAGGTCTTCTACATGAACACTGCCAACCTCTTTAAGGGTGATACTGCCCATAGTGACTAGCTTGTCACGACCTTTATCAAGAGCCATTGCCTCACGACCTACACGAGAGGTTAGTTCTGTCATCTTAGTATTGCCGTTATCTACCACTTTGTACATGTGGGTATTAGCAACAATGCCTTGCTCTGTGAACAAACCACTTTCTGCATACTGACCATACTGAGGTTGGATAACTTCAAGAGCAGGTGATAAGTCGATAACGGTGTTCTGATTTACTGGGTTGCGAATTGTCGCCATTTATAGTATTCCTTTATTATTGTTATTTATTAAGCAGGGGTATGTTGTTGGTCTAAGACTTTGAAACGGTTTTCTGTAGTGAACTTAGCGAATAAAGCTGTTTGAGCTTCTTCTGCCAAGTCGTAGAAAGCTGTTCCTGCAAAATCTAAATAACCTTTCTTAAGAACACCACGACCATCGCCACGAACGATTGCAACACCAACACCATTAGCTGTCATTGATAGTCGGTCGAAGTCTTGTAGAGTTGCTGGATTGGTAGGGGTATCTCGACCTACAAACACTGCTAGTTCACCTAGAGCATCGACACCTGCTTTATCGGCAGGAGCAGCGATAGCGGTAGCTGTCTTAGTAACGTAATCTACTTGTAGAACAGTACCTACACGAACTACGGTAGCAGGTGAAACTGTGATAGTGAATACTTCACGACCATAACCTACATCAGTATTAACTTCATAACCGAAAACGTCTGAAGGAACAATCTGAGTGTTTAAAACACCATTGATAACTGCCATATACTTTTTCCTTTAATGTATTTTAGTGAGCTTTACGATTCATCGTTTCGGCTGTTTTTTTAATCTGGTCTGCAATACTAAGTTGTAGATTAGATTCCTGACCCTCGCCACCTAACTCTGCAAGTTGTTGATTCATCTTGTCTTGAGAAGTAGCTAAGCTAGTAGCAATAATCTCAAACTGCTCATCTGATAAACTCTCAGTGGTGCTAAGCAATGATTCAACTTTATCGCTGTCTTTACCTAGTGCATCCTCTAGAGCCATTTTACGACTTGCTAGACGTTGACTAAGTTCTGCCTCTTGCATAGTAGCCATAAGCTCAGCATACTCACTGTCTTTAGCTTCTAGTTTGGCAGACATCTCTGCTAGTTGAGTTGATAGGGCTTTATTGTCTAGCTCCATCTTCTCTAGCTGAGCAGTCATAGTAGCCGTTAGGTCAAGGCTTTGGGTGTCGTTAGCTTCAATGACAGTTTTATCTTTTTCACTATTATTCATAGTTTCCTCTTTCGTTGTTTTACCGTTAAGAACGGAGTCTTGTTTTTCTTCTACACTTAATCCGTAACGATTGACAAAACTGTCAGATTGAGACTTGGAATTAAGACTTGGGAGGTAGGTATTGTAAAATTCTGATTTAGTCATAATCTTATCAATGAACCCTACAGCTAAAGCTTCTTCACTATCAAACACTTCTGCTTGTGTGTTTAAGACAGACTGAACGGAAAGGTTACGGTTAGCAGCAATGAAGTTACTAAACTCTTTACCTGTCTTATCTACTTTCTTTTGAATACTAGAAATGAACTGTGGGGAAAACTCACCATTCTCTGCAAAGGGAACTTTCTGTTCTCCATGACATACAAATTGTCGAGTAATACCAATATTTTCTAGCATCTTACTATTGTTAATTAGTTGGACAACAACACCAACAGAGCCTACTTCGCTATCTGGACGAGCAATGATTTCATCTGCAATAGAAGTCCAAGCATAGGCAGCACTAGCAGATAATCCGTCAACATAGGCATAAATCTTAATGTCTTTTTCTACAGCTAATTTCTTAACCTCAGTAGCCATCTCGAAACATGAAAATGCTGAACCTCCGCCACTATCTACATGGAGGACAAGTTCTTCAATACCCTCATTGACTTGTTGTAGGAACGTACTATGCAACTTCTCGTAAGAGGTTAGCTCCATACAGTCAGCATCAATACTTCCTGCTTTAGGTACTAGAGTTCCTGTGACATTAAGATTGCCACGTTTGCCGTCATTGGTAATACCTAGTTGACGATACTTACGTTCTAGTTGTTCTTCTTCAGATAAAGGTTGTCGTAATTCTGTTTCAACCTCAACATCTTCAAACGACTCTAAGTCCATCTCAATACCATTAGCTCGATTAACGAGGTATTGTGCAATGTTCTGTAAGTCATCTGCTAGAATCAACTGAGGTGTATTAAACACTTGGCGAGCTAACGTCAAGCTACCTCTTTTAAATTTAGCCATTAATTATTATTCCTTTATTTGTTTGCGAGGTTATCCGCAGAATTGTCCTTGCTACTAGCACTGTTACTCTGACCATTGAGTCCTCCAGTATCGCTTGAATAGCCTGAGCCAGACTTAGATTGAATATCATCTTCAACTCCAAGCAACTTCTTAAGCTCTTCTGGTTCAATATCTTCTGATACTCTATCTGGCAATCCTAATTCCTCTGAGATATAGTTAATATTCTTAGGAGTGATTGGGAATGAGTTAGTAGCTCTAGTTTGCTGAATAGCTTTAGCGAAAGCCTCAAAAGGAATTTCACGTAATTTACCATAGCGGATACGAGGTGTCTTAGTTTCGTCCCAACCATTTAATCTAAACAGGTGAGGGATTAAGTCATTGTTTAGGACAGTGAAAATCTCTTTAATACGATTCTCTACTAACATATTTAACATAGAGGTTTTCGTACTATCAACACCCTCTGCTATTTCCCCTGCAAACAAACATAAAAGCATCTCTTGCTTTAGACGTTCAATGATTGAGGTAATAGCTGTAATGTTAGATGATGATGCAGACATAAGGGTAAAGTCGAATAACTTGCCTCCTTGTCCTGTTTGGTCTTCTCTATCTGATGGTAATAGTAAAGAGGATTGTTGACCAATAGCAATCTTAGAGATACCTGTTCTAACAACACTATATAAACTGTTAGGGTCTGCTGCTGCTTCTGGTGTCATATACTCATTAGGAAGCCATGCAACAGGTAAGCCATTAAGGTTCTTACTAGCTGCAATACCCTCTAAGTCTTTATAACGTTGATAATCACGCCATGTATTGTATACATAAGCTAGTGGGGAAACACCCTCTGATTTACCATTGTTAGTTTCAGCTTTGAATAACAGGATATTACTCTTAGGAATAAGTAAGTCACCCTCAAACTTAGCACTTGTAGCCTCAGCGAGTTTACGTAGTGCAAATGTTCTGCTACCTGATTGTCTTTGAACAACACCAATCATTTCACGACCATCTTTATCATATTCAAAACGCTCTAAGCTGTTCTGAGGTCTGATAGGTAATCGCTTAATACCTACTTTACCATCATCGTATTTACTACCATTCTTATTACGTCTGATGTAAAATACTTTCTCATGGACAGAGAATCCATAGGTATTCATTGTAAGAGCTTCACGTAGAAACTCATCAAATGATTGTGTCATGTCATTACTATCTGTGGTAATACCTAAGCATTGCTCTACAAACTCTGCACGTTTCTTATGAGTAGGCGATTCATTGTATGGCTCTATATATCTAGGAACACGTACAGCGATAGTTTGTACAGCAGTGAGTGCAGCAGCAAGGGTAGTATCTCTACTCATCTTACGATATGTCTGAACACTATAGGGGAATTTTAAATCCTCTTCTTCATCGAATAGAGTGTAGGAGTAGTCGTAAATAGAACTTTCTGCGACTTTAGCCCCTATCTCTTTAGGAATAATTGGCGTTCTCTTTTTGACAGGGGCTTTAGCCATATTTATTTAGCCTTAAATTTATTGTTTACATTCTTAGTAGGGCTGCATTCACGGAAGGTAATTCTTTAGTTGTAGCGATAAGATTGAAAGCATCTGCTGTAGCATCCACTATATCATCGTGATTTTTAGAACGAGTGCCTGTGAAGGCTTCTAGTTCATGGAAAAACTTATTATTCCAATCACCTTTACTTACAATTACAAGTTCATTTTCAGATACGGATGCGAAAGGTAGAAACCTATCAAGTTTAGATTTATTAGAGCCTACTTTAAAGAATTTAATGGGTGTGCGTTCTTCAGCAAATACTCTTGAGAAGTGGTGTTTCTGAACCTTACCTGCGGATGCTGGCTCAGTTGGAAGATACCCTAGACAGTTATATCCATACATTTCAATATCTTTTCTAGTCTGCTCAACAAGCATGTGCTCTAACTCACCTGCTCTCCACCTACCATGAACTACATCTTCTATGATATATCTTCCTGACTTGGTTCTAGCAACAAGAACTCCTGCTGTGTAGTCTGGGTCTGGGTACGCCTCTGATGGAAGTGTTGAGGCTAAATCCCAAGCTCTAACTCGCTTGACAATCTCATCATTCTTAAGGTAGTCTCTGATATTTACTACAGGAGTCCAATCTCTTTTGAAGTAGCCGCTACTTTCCTCTCTTGCAAACCAATTGCCTTTTAGCAACCTTTCCATTTTAATACGTGGAGCAGAGGCTAGCTGTGCAACATAGTTGGGGTTCTTTTTCATCATTAGTGGGTTGTCTAATACTGTAGCTCCAATGAAACAAAAAGATTGAGGTCTACAGGTAGATACACCGTCTTCATCGACTGGGTAGAGGTATTTATGACTTTCATAAAGTTCTTCGTATGTATCAGACCAACGCATTTCATTACCAACACGTAAGAAGTACCTAGTGTTACCATTACGTTCTGGAATAGGTCTTCCCTCTACTAGCTCGTCACCTTCCATGCTACCAATAGGGTACAGATAATAGTCAGACAACCAATCACAAAGGAAGCTTTCTGGGTCAGGGTTGCACGTTAGCCATATACAAGGTTCAATACCATCTGATGTAGCACGTAGTCGAGTGATTAGCCACATAATCTCTTCTTCAGACAAATGGGTGGCTTCATCGACCATCGCACAAGTTATCTGAATACCCTGTACAGAGTCCATGCCGCTAGAGCCATCTAAACCAATAAAGTTTATCGTAGCGCCACTAGAGAAGTTTATCTGCATAGGTTGTTTGGTGTAGGTCATTCCACTATCGTATGCTTTAAACATACGAATAGCTTCTTCAAAAGCACCACCACCTTTTTTAAAGTCTGTAGCATTCTTACGTACAACATATCCAGAAAATAATGGGTCATCTACATACAGAAGAAACCTCATTAATCCTTGGAAAGTCTTACCACTCATAGCTGCGCCGCCGAAGCAAGTTATAAATGCTTTTGACTGAATGAACTGCTCTTGCTTTTTAGATGACGGTCTAAACAAAACACCATCTGAAACTTCTTCTTGATGATGTTTTTTGTTCTTATTCCTTTTACTCATTGCTAAGAAATCCTTAATAGAATTAACCTAGCAAAAGCTTTACCAAGAGTAATCTTTACTTATCGCTAGGTAAGTTTTCCGTAGTTTTATATCCTGAACAGCAGTCCTGCTCACATCTAACAGTTTATAGATTGACATAATCGTCTCTTTATTTTGTAGCCGTTCACAAATTTCTAGAACTTGCTCTTGTGTCAACTTCTTCATTGTAGGTATTCTAGAAAAATCATACTGCTCAGCGATGTGATTGTAATTAGGGTGGGTTGCACTTTTAAACCTTGTAAAAGTTTTTCTGTTGATTCCCATTAAGACTTGTATATCACAAGCTCGATAACCCTGTTCCATATACTTACAATATTGGTGAGCTTCTTCTTCTGTTATCTTGTACCTACCAGTAGTGCGAGAACCGAATTTACCATTTTGGGTAATATTCATAGATTGGTCTTCTAAGAATTGTCCTTTTCTGACATTCTCCATAGAGTGCGTATTATTCTCAGTGGGTGTGCACCATTCTAGATTATCTACGTGGTTATTATAGATATCACCGTCAATATGATTAACATGGTCTTTGCCAAAAGGTTTCTCTAAGAAAGCACAAGCCACTAATCTGTGAACCTTAGTAACCTTCACTTTTTTATCGTAATTACTAAGAGAGACTCTAAAGTATTTATCATGGTGTTTTTTATTACTGTAATTGGTTAAAAACCTATTACTTGTATGAGACCAAACCTTCCCACAAGATGTTACTGCATATCTCTCAAAACCTAAAAAATCTAAACTTTGCATACTTCACTCCTTTATTAATTGAGTGAGTATTATATACCAAGTAGGTTAAACTTACAAAGGCGTGTTGAGTATTTACTTCAACTAATAGACATATTCGGGTCAAACCTACTTTGCATTATAGCTGAAGGAATCTTACCATCGTTACTATCTCTACTCTCAATCTCTGCTACCTCATGCTGCTTAATCAAGGTAACTAGCTTACGTTGTTTCATAACCTCTCTCTTTTCTGTCTCTTGAGAGATTTCATTAACAAGTCGCATATACATACCAAGATAATCTTGTGTAGCTTTTAACTTATCTTTAGGCTTGGTATCTTCGTCTTCACAAATAGCTACCAATGATAAATTCATCTGCTCAATAGCATATTGAACATTATTATTCATCTTAGCTTTCATAGAGCTAAATGTTTCTGGAAATGCCATGTCTATTCCTCACAACTAGATTGTCTACCTAAAGTATAAGCTTTCAATATATTGTTTTGTGTTTGCTCAAGATACTTTGTTCTCTCTACTTCTTTTTGAATTAACACATCGTTGTCAGCTTTAATCTTATTAAGATTGCTATCAACTGTTTCTAAATAAAGTATTGCACAAAGACCTACGCCTGCTACTAACAACATCTTATCATCAATCATTTAATGTAACACCTTGATATCTACTTTAACTAATCCCTGTTTGATGTCAGCTATCTTAGCAAAGGCAGCTTTAGATAAGTCTAGTGTTCTACCGTATTTACTAAATCCACCAGTATCATTAACTTTAACTACAACACTCTTGCCTGTCTCTCTATTGGTAACTCTTAATTTAGTTCCAAGTTTATGAGTGTTACTAGCACAAGTCATTTTATTCATATCGAATATTTCACCTGATGCTGTACGCTTTAAGTGGAATCGTTCCCCGTAGAAAGATGCTGTAGCTGCTTGTGTATTAATTGAAGCTAGTAGGAAAGGAATTGTTAGTGTTGATGTAATTAATCGAATAAGCAAATTAGAACCTATATATTTAAAATGGAGACACTTCATTCGCTTACATGGTAGAAGTGAGAACTGCACGATTTAATCCCCAACCATACTTCACTGTAAGCTGGGGTAATAAAAGCAACAAGGCAACTGGGTACTCCCTGTCCGACACTGTATAACAATGCTTAACCTTGTTGTGTCTGGGGTATCTGCTGAGGGTCGAACTCAGAATCGGCAAATTATGAATTTGTTGCTTTACCTTTAAGCTACAGATACTAATATAAAGTAGCTTAGTTATACAGCAAGCTAGAATCTGTAGGACACGAGTATGTTAACTCTATAACAAATTAGTTATGTGCCTTATTATATGTTCCTACTTAGTTATGCAGCAAGTAGGTAATCTGCTGTCTGATAAGGTACATGTTGTAAGTTAACATGCAGCGTCTTATCAGCTAATCTTATTTGGCTTAGCTACTTACTAATACCAACAATCTCACTCTCTAGCATAGAGATATATTTAACACCATCTACTACTAATGTAGCGCCTGCATACTTACCGAAGTATACTTTATTACCTTCTGCATATTTACTGTCTTTATGAAACTTCTCTACAATACCATTATAGACAATCTCACCTAGACGAGCTTTATTATCAGGGTCACTTGTTTCAGTAAGTATAATGCCACCTGCTGATTTATTCTCTACCTCAATCTCTTTAACTAAGATACGCCCATTAGGTGTAATTACGTTTAAAGCATTATCACTCATATACAAGTCCTTTTTAATATGTGTTATATTATATCAATTAATATATTTAGACAATAAAAAAACACCAACACCACATCTGTAATTGAATACATCAAACATATTATTAATTTTGTATTATATATATTTGAGATGGGTGTTGATGCTAGGAGAAATTGTCTAAGAAATACATAATGTAAATACACATTATATACTATTACTCATTGATATTACTTACTGTTTATGTCTTATTGATTTATACACTATATCATTGATATTTGGTTTGTCAATAGATATTATTACTATATTTGTATAGTTTGTGTAAAGATACTAATGTATTTATAAAAGACACTGTTGCATAATAGAGGTTATTATATTAATAGTGTTGTTGATGTTATTTATGTGTGTTTGTAATACTTTACACACTATCTAGCACGATACATTGGTACGTAGATTCAATAGTTATACCATATTGATATGTTTGTACCTTATTAGTGCTACAACCTATTAGAAATCATTTTATAAGGACTTAGCACATAACAACAATGATGTTTATAAAGAAACTATGATTAGTAAAATAGTATTGTTTATTGATAATGATTTATATTATTGAAGTATGTATTTGTAAGATTTCTTTAAAGATAACTGATGCACATAAATGATTAAAAGAAAAAAAGATATTTATTATTATTTTATTGTTAAAGTAATATTGTTTCTTGTCAGTGGTTTTGGTGAGAGTTTTGTCTGGCTGTCTTGTCTGGATATCTGTTAGAATGTCTTATTATTAAGTGCTAATACTAATTAATTAATATTTAAAATACTAAGTAATAAAGAATAAACAGGTGGAGAGTTGTATAAGAGCATCTGCCTGTAACCCTTATGCAGCAAAGGTTTAAAACAATTTTGTAAATACTATTTTTAGAGATTTAGTAAATATTAATTTATAGTAAAAATAACACTTGACAACCTTTATAAATATGTTATACTTAAATTTTACAATGAGAGGTGTTTATGACAAAAGTAGTAGAAGTATTAGATGCAATCATGGGTAGCGGTAAGTCTACTGAGATTTTTAAATGGATAGACTCTAACACCGATATGAGTTTTATTTACGTAAGCCCTAATCTTACTGAAGTAGACGTAGATGGTAGGATTCACAAAGAGGTTAAAAATGTAAAGTTTTATAGCCCTAATAACGATGATTCAGAAACTAAAGCTGAAAGTATGAATAAGTTACTTAAGGATAAAAAATCTGTTGCTTGTACTCATAAGCTGTACCTAGCTATGGATAATTACAGTATGGACTTAGTTTCTAGAGGGAATTACTGTGTTATATTTGATGAAGAGATTAATGTAATGTCAGAGTTTACAGGATATAGTTTTGAAGATATCCTGTGGTTGATGCAAGAGGGATATATTACTCGCAATGAAGATAATGGCTCTGTTGTGTGGGTAAAAGAAGATGATTTATTAGATTCAAACAAACACTGTTATTCTTATTTTAAGAACTTGTGTGATAAAGGTTCTTTATATATTACTAGGTTTGATAAGGATAGTGATAGTGCTAAGAAGGTAATGATGATTTCTCAAGTGCCTGTTAAGTTGTTAGAATGTGCTAGTCGTGTTATTGCTATTACTTATATGTTTAAGGGTAGCATGTTAGATTCTTTCCTGAAACTGAAAGGTTTTGAGTCTAAGCCCTTTACTGATGTACAGGTTACTATGAGAAAACCTAGTTACTATAAGAATCTCATCACTTTAATTCCACCTGATAGTAAGACAAAATCTATGTCACTATCATCATCTTGGTGGTTCAATAAAGCTACAGGAGAAGATGTAGTTGCTGTTAAGAATTACATACTTAGAAATGCAAGAAAGTATGCAGGAACACCTGATAATCTACTATTCACTTTACCAAAAGATAGAGTTAAAGACCTAAATAAGCATAAGTCAACAAAGACTGTTAATCCTATTGGTTTCGTGTATCATAAGAATGAAGAAGGAGAAAAGGTTCATAATTGGCTTGCTGCTCAAACTCGTGCAACAAATGATTATGGAGAAAAGAGTACAATGATTCATTGCTACAACAGATTTCCAATACATACTGTAACTTGTTATTTGCAAGACTATAAGCAACCTATGGATAAAGATGTTTTTGCTCTATCAGAGCTGTTGCAGTGGTCTTTCAGAGGTTGTGTGAGGAATGACAAACCTATGGTATTGTGTTGCGCTAGTCAAAGAATGTATGATTTGATGCAGTCTTGGTTAAACGATGAGTTTATTATTGAGGAAGTATAATGGGTAATTTCAGTGGGGATTTAAGTTTTGGACAAGTTTGGATTGACGAATACAATAATGAATTGAAAATAATTAGTGTTAATGATTCGGAAGTAAAGTTAATAATGTCTGACGGATTTATTGTGACTAGAGATATTTATTATTTAATGTGTGCATGTGAGTATAAAGGAGAATTTAATGAGTAAGATTGAATTATACAGTGGCGATTGTTTGGAGGTTATGGACAAGCTGATTGAGCAAGGAGTGACAGTAGATGCAATTATTACAGACCCTCCTTATGGAACAACAGCTTGTAAGTGGGACAGTGTTATTCCGTTTGATGAGATGTGGACAAGGATTAGTAAGTTAATAAAACCTAATGGTGCTATTGTATTATTTGGAAGTGAGCCTTTTAGTAGTGCTTTGAGAATGAGTAATATTAAAAACTATAAGTATGAACTTATTTGGAAGAAGTCTAAATGCGGTAGCCCATTCACAGCAAAGTATAAACCGTTAACTAAACATGAAAATATTTCAATATTTGAAAAGAGTGGTAAAAAAACTACATACAACCCACAAATGGTACAAGGTGAGCCATATAGCAGAACTTCTAAAGTTGGAAAAAATAATAGTATGGGTTTTGGTGCAAAAGAAGACTTTACTTATGGTTCTAAAGATGGGCTAAGACACCCAGATTGCATATTAGAATTTCAGCAAAAATGGAGGAGACAAGACCAGATACACCCAACACAAAAACCTGTGGCTCTTATGGAGTACCTAATAAAGACCTATACTAACGAATCTGAAATAGTGTTGGATTTCACAATGGGGAGTGGCTCTACAGGAGTAGCTTGCAAAAACCTCAATCGTAAATTCATCGGTATTGAACTAGATGAATCCTACTTCAACATTGCCAAAGAACGGATAAATAACACATAAGGGATATTATGAACAAAGTAACAAATAAAAGCCTAGACTACGCTGCAAAAGTACATTATAATAAGCACATAAAGTTAAAACATACTAAAGACAGATATATGGAAAACAGGAGTAGTAGGAACTTTGATGAAGTAAAGAGGATGAGTGAAGATTTTGATAGGTTTAATGAAATTTATATGAGTAGACTAGAGAGGTTTTATAAATGAGTAATTTTAATGAAATTAGAGAGAGGGAGCTTACGCTTTCAAAGTCTAGAGTAGTTTTTCAAAGAGGCTCTTTTGATGATTATTGTGTTTATGTTATTAGTTCATTAACAAAGGTTGCACCACTAGATTTAGATTACTTTAAATTTATGAAATACATAGCAGATAAGGTTGGCAGTACAACAGTATATAATTACTTTGTAGATGTTTACGATAAGACCTCCAAAATAGTTGTTTCAGAGGTTTTAGATTTGATTGTAAAGCAAGCAAAATCTCTGTGCGTATCAGAAAGAGATGCTATGATTTATGAAGGGTATATGACGGTTATATATTTCGCAATGGTGGCAGAAGAAAATAAAGCCAACACTAAATTAGGAAAAAGGATTAAAAGGCTGGGTATGTATGAACTAATTATGTTGGAAAAGCCTCCTCATATTGCTGCTAATAGTAGTCGAGGTGTTAGATGGAGAGATTTAGATAAAAAGATGGTTGAGTACGGATTTTAGTGCTTTTAATGAGGAAGTACATTTGTAATAGAAAACAAAGGAGTTATAATGTTTCTAGAGATAAGAGAGATAGAGATTGGTGAGAACTGGTTCAACAGGGACAGTGAGAATGTAGTTGTAGTTGATGATGTGTTTATAGAGAAAGGTATTGTGCGAGTTGAATATTATTATTTAGAAGGCGATGAGGAGTATCCATATTGTGTAGCAGACCTAGAATACTTTATAAAAGAATATATAAGAATGCCATATAATGTTAATGAGGGACGAGGTTATGAGTAACAAAGTACATTTTAAAGGGGATAGTATATGAAAAAGGTTTTTACTAAAAGTGAGCTATTGTGTACAGGGTTGCCTGAGTCAGCAGTTAAAAATGTAGTTTATGACGGCTGTAGTGTTTTCAATATACACGAGATTGTGTTTAATTATGAAGGGAAATATTATAAAACAAATTACAAAAGTAAGAAACAAGGTTTGATGTCTCCTTGGCTACACAATAGCACTATCGAGTGTGTAGAGGTTAAGCCAGTAGTTGTAACAACTACAAAATGGGTAGAGGTTTAAGATGAGTAACAAAGTTCATTTTGAAGGAGCACCCGATTGGGTTGCTAGTGGAGCTATTGATAAAGATGGGAGTCTTAACTGGTATAACGCTTATGCCTGTCAATTAGTGATTAATGAGTGTGGGGGAGAACATGGGATTAATGCTTATGTTGAAGACTTGCCAAATTATCCTGACTGCTTAGATAGATATATGTTTGTAGGTATGGGGCATAACACAGATGATTGGCGTGATAGTGCAGTTGACAGAGGATGCGAGGATTTCTAATGAATATTTATACAATGATTGGAGTATTAGGATTAATTGTAGTAGTGCTAATAATCTGTCTATTCTTATATCCGCTTTGGCTACTACTAATCAGCTTGCTAGATACATTTGTAAACAACAGATTAGTAGAGCTTAATAAGCAGAAAGACCAACTGTGGTTAGCTGTTGAGGATTTATATGAAGCCACAGATGACTTAAAAGAAAGAACGTGGGATTATGACGATAACAGAAAACAAGTTAGAAAGTTGACTAAGGAGTTATCGGAGCTAGAGGAATATGTGCTTAATGGTGATGACGAAGACAGTAAATCAATCTTTGCAAAAGCTGTCATTAATGAGAGTAAATATTGATAAATAAACATTGACAACAAATAAGGCTAGTGGGATAATGGTGTCAACAAATACTAGCTTTAAATTATTAGGAGAGAGTTGTGAATAGTACACTAAGAAATGAAAGTGATTTAGGTAATGCCTATACAGAGTGGTTGAAATTTAAAGGGTGGGGTAACGGTAATGAGTATATTAGATTTGGGCAGTTTATATTCAATAATTATGATTATGAATACGAAAATAGTTATAATATAAAAAGCGAGATAGATGCTTATAATTTAATCTTAAAAGGTTTGATGGAGGAATATAATGAAAGCAAGTGAGTTTATTATTCATCTACAACAGATGATTGAGGAACATGGAGATTTACCATTAGCTTTGATGGAGATTAGTCCTTCAGGTTACGACCACCACTTTGTAGAGATAGATGGTGTTGAAGCTATTATTGAACTACAACCTTATGAGAAGTTGTTTGATGGTAGTGATAAGTTATCTACTGAACGTAAAGTATTTTTAATTGATTGAGGAATTGTAATGGCAGACTTCTTGTATAGCTTTACAGGTGATGGTGTGTATGTGCTTCAAGTCACAGGAATAGACAAGAACAAGTTAAAAGAAAGACAAAGATTTAGTGTAGTGAATGGAGCTTGGGATGGTTTTTACCAAGATGGTATTGTCACTTATCCAGTAGGAGATTGGAGACACAAAACAAGTAGAAATATGGAGGTGTACTTAGGGTTTACATTTGAAGGACAGCTTGAAAAATTTGAATATAGGTATTATAATTATGTAATATACAGGTTTGAGAAAGATATTCTAGGACTATACAAGGAAGCAAAATGAGTGATATATTTGTAAACATGCACAGAGCAGAGGTTTTCCAAAGTTTTATCTTACAAGACTGTTTTAAGTGGGATTTCGGAAGACCTGCTGACGTAGAGAGGCTTAAGCAGTGGGAGGAGATATTTATCACGGCTTACGATGATGTTATTAACAAAAAGGTTGGTGGGGATAATTGTGATAGCTATATTAAGTGCAGAGAATATGTCTGTAAAAACTGGTAAGTAATTTAGGAGGTAATATGAGTAAATCAGTAGAAAGAAGTAGAAACAAATTGTTATACGATTCAGTGGTGAGGGGTATTCTAGAAACAGAATATAACCTAGCTTATGATAATAAGAAAATATACCTAGTAGTATTATCTGTATGGGTTTATGAGTGTATTACAGAACACCTAAAAGATACAGTGTTTAGTGTTAGTGATAAATCGTTAGAACAGGGAGTTACTATTGCAGGATATGAGGTAAAGGTTATTGAGGACTTAAGTTATTCAGAACCAATACAATATATTATTAATTAATTAAAAAACTGTTGACACCACTATCTATATTACTTATAATTAGGCATAACAAGGAGAAACAATATGGCTGGTGAAATTACAAGTAAACCTAAAGTGGTGTCAGTGTTAGATAAGTTATTCAACATACTAAACCTAATCAATACCTCAGAGATAGCTCTAAGCTCTTATGATGTAGCAGAAATTACAGGTTATAATCAAAGGACGGTGCTGAGGTATTTATCAAGGTTAGTGCAAGAGGGTTTGATTGACTTTGGTGTAAGAATGGAAACTGTAACTTATGACTATAATCGTAAAGAGGACAACCAAGTATTTGAATCTAAAAGACCAAGCAGCACTTATGAATATTATAGGTTAGGGAGTAGGTGATGAATGTAATAGTTGACTTCGAGTATGGTAAACCTGTTATAATGACAGCACATAAATACGGTAAACAATTTATGAAGTCTGAGTTAGCAGTGAGGATACCTGCTAGACCTCATTACGATAAAGGAACTAAATATAGTTGCACAGAGTTACAGTATAACAAGTGGTTAGATAAAACATTTAATAAGATTGAGAGAGCCATTCTAGCTAGTTTTAAAGAAGGCTTGTATGGCACAATTAACATTGAGATAAGAGGGTTGTATGATGATTGAAATGAATGTAGATAGTATTGTTGATATGTTGGACTATGAGAATGAAGATTATCTAGAGGATATTGACGACTTAGAGAGTTTTGATGAGTGGATTTCTAAGTGGGATGAAGATGACGAGGATATGTTATGAGTTGGAACTCCTTATCAGATAAATGGCAACAATACTTTATAGACCAATTACATCGTACCGCCAGTATGTCAGAAGATGCTAATACAAAGGTAGCAGCAATGATTATAGACACTGAGGATAAGGTTGTAGTATCTGTTGGATATAATTGCCTACCTAGAGGTGTTAAGCACTCACAGGAACGTTCTGAACGCCCAAAAAAATATCACTACGTATCTCACGCAGAGGTGTCTTGTCTTACTAACGCATTGAGACTTAATGTAGCAGTAAAGGGATTGACGATGCTAGTTAATTTAGGCTGCTGCCCTAGTTGCACATGTTCTATTATTAATAGTGGTATTAAAGAGGTAGTAACACCTGAATTAGATTATGAGCATATTAGCTGTGGTGGCGTATACCAACATAGTGTTGCAATGATGCAAGAGGCAGGTGTTAATTGGATATTCGATAACAAACTAAGGAATAAACATGAGTGATGATTTAGTAGGTTTTATGTTCTTTATGGGGTGTATAACAACAGTAATTTTATATGGAATGTATTTGTGGGGTAAGGATTAAATAAAACAAAATAGTCGTTGACAACCTAAATATATAAGCTATAATAACCAGACAACATAACGTTGTATCAAGACAGAGCGTATGATACGTTTTGTACCAAAGACATATAATATGTCATAACAATCAAAGAGGTAATAATGAGCGACAATACTGAGAACAAAGGTAAGTTAGAGCAATTTCATTTACGTGGTCGTAACTATGACGCTGTAGTACGTCAGCTAGTAGAGAAGTACAATGCCAGTGAGGGTTGGGCTGTAGTACGAGTTGTTCCATCTATCTTATCACTAGATGTTTATCTAGAGCGTAATGCGGAGCAAGGTAATAGTAAAGCAGCAGCTAAACCTACTGCAACCAAACCTGCTGAACCTAAAGTAGAAACTAAAGATAAAGCTAAAGTTGATGTGGAGGTTGTTGATGAGAAAGAGAAACAGACAGTCGCTAAGAAAGCAGCAACAACGAACAAGACGGCAACGAAGAAATAACGTATTCTATAGAGTATAAGTTATTCAACATAAGCAAATAGTAAAACATAAGAGTGTTGCTTAGATAGGACGCTCTTATTTAAAGGAGATATGTTGTGACTATTTTAGATAAAGCTGTAAACGAACAACCTAGTAAGATTGCACGAGTGATTAATGGCGTATCATATATGATGAGTAACTACCATACGCAAGCACAGAAAGATGAATTAGCACAGATTGTTAAAGATAATAAGCAAGCAATGAATGACTTGTGGAAAGAACGTTACGGAAAAGATTTAGAAATGAACTTTTATGAAGGAGATGAGTGATGAAAATTGAAGTTGGAAGTACGTGGGTAAATAAAAATGATTTAGATAATACTGTTACTGTAGATACAGTAGGTGCTTTTGCCGTAACAGGTCATAGTGATAAAGATGGTTTGTATATGGCTAATATTAATGACTTCTTACATTATTTTAAACCACTACCAGATTCACAACATGAACCGTTGAGTGAGCTGTCGGAACAAGAGTTTGAGAATATTATTGATGAAGCTTTTGAAGAGGGTTACGCACAAGCATATAGTGAGTTACAAACAAAGACTGAACGAGAACGAGCATTGCAAGAGAAAGCATGGGACGAAGGTTATGACCAAGCTATTGATGACTTGATTGAAGCAGGTGTTATCGGAGAGGAAGAATACCCAGATGAGGGTTTTTCTGACGAATGTTACTCAGAATACGAGTTTGGTGATGTAGAGGATGATGAGGAAGAGTATTGTTTCTCTAAAGAGTTAGATAGGATTTTGAATGGTGAGTTTAATTTAAATAATAAATCTACTAGAAACAATAAAGAAGATTTAGTAAACAACCCAAGCCATTATAATTCAGACCCTAGTGGCGTAAAGTGTATTGAAATTACACGACATCGTAATAATAATATTGGCAACGTTATTAAGTATGTATGGCGAAACGGTTTAAAAGATGGTAATAGCGATATTCAAGACTTAGAGAAAGCTGCTTGGTATTTGAATGACGAGATTCAACGCCTAAAAGGACTCGAAAATGGCTTGGAATAAACCTAATGTCGGAGAGATTTTTAAAAGTAATTTTGGAACAGAGTACGAGGTTTTGGAATACCTAGATTGTTATAATGTGAAAATAAAATTCCTAGATTCTTTTGGTTACGAAGGTTGGTTTCAGGCAGATGCAGTCCGAAGAGGTGGTGTGTCCAACCCTTATGATAAAACTGTACATGGTGTGGGCTATACAGGGGTTGGTGATTCTGCAACTGTGCTGAACAAAACAAGGCTAGTGGAAAGGGAGGCTTGGTTTGCTATGATGGCTAGGGGTTATTGCCCTAAACTAAAAGCCAAGCACCCTAAATATGCAGATTGTACTGTATCGGAAGACTGGCACTGTTACCAGAACTTTGCAAACTGGATGAAAAATCAAAGGTTTTATGGTCTTGGTTATCAGTTAGATAAAGACTTACTTGTAAAAGACAATAAAATATACAGTCCTGAAACTTGTATCTTATTGCCATCTTACATAAACCAGTTGATACAAAGAGATATAAAAAAGATAGGCACTCTACCTAAAGGCGTTGACCAAGTGTCAAAAAATAACTTTCGTGCTGTCTTAAAAACTTTGGGTGATACCACTAGGGTATCTGGTTTTGGAAGCCCAGAAGATGCTTATGTGAAGTATAAAGAAATGAAAGAGGAGTATGTGAAATCGGTTGCAGATTTGTGGTTTGGAAACATAGACGCAAGAGCGTATAAGGCTCTTTATGAATGGGAGTTGTAAATGGAAAGGTTATTAACATTAAACCGTTACCTACAGATTGAAGGTATCGAGTGATGAAGAAACGCAATTGGATATTAGTTGCTGATTTAATCTTGACATTCATTCTAGAAAGACGTAAGCTTAAAGTTCAAGAGAAGTTAGATGAGAAACAATCGGCAGCTAAAGATACAAAATGGAAGGAGGAATAGTGGTGTGACAGAATTAGAGATTATGTTGTCAGGTATGTCTGAAGAACGTAAGCAACGTATTCTAGATAAAGCTGACAGATTAGAAGTATTCTTTAAAGATGAGGTGGTGTATATGAAAGATAAAGACGAAGGTTGGGAATTACTGTTACCTAATGGTGATGGTATTATTGTAGACGAAACAACAAACAACAAAGGAAATAAGTGATGAAAAGTATTAATGCAGTAGTATTTGGTTTATTCGCAGCAGTATTGACCCTAGCTGGATGTCAACGTGCAGAGGCGGTAGATTTCAGCTTAGGTTATCAAGACAACCAAGTTATTGATAAAGAGGGTGTTGTAGCAAGTATTGGTACGCAAACAAAGAATGGTACACGAGTAGGTGTTAATACATTTAGCACAGAAGATAAGTTAGAGACCTATGGTGTGTATGTAGCCTCACCTATCCGTCTAGAGGGTTCTAAAGTGTTTATCACACCTCAATCGCAGTTAGACCACTATCGTGATACAGACAGCGTAGTAGGCAGTTTAGGTGCAGGTGTAGAGTATCACTTCACTAAAACATTACGATTTGAGGGTGTTGCACTAGCTCATAAGGGTTTTAATGATACAGATGTGAAAGGTGAAACTTACACTGTAAAACTTACTAAGACGTTTTAAATAGCCTAGACAGTCTAAATATAACAGCTAAAGCAAGGTCGTGATGCTTAGGCATTGCGGTCTTTTTTATTACCTAAATTTAATGGAGAGAACATAATGAATACTTTTAAAGGTCAAAACGCTGTTTACACTAAAGAAGATGTTGTAGAGTCATTGAAGATGCTGGCGGATGTATGCTACAGTGCAAGTGAACGAGGTAATTGGTGGCACGATATTGAGACAGGAGAGGCTTTAGAACGTAACAAGTTAGAAATGCTTATGTTGATTGTATCAGAGGTGTCAGAGGCTTGTGAAGGAGTTCGTAAAGGTATTAACGATGACCATTTGCCTCAATATCGAATGGAAGATGTAGAGATTGCTGATGCACTCATTCGTTGCTTTGATTATATTGGAGGGCATGGTTTGAAATCAGCAGAGGCATTTGCAGACAAGCTTATTTATAACGCTAATCGAGCAGACCACAAAGTAAGTAATCGTTTAAAAGAGGGAGGCAAGAAATGCTAGATACTAAAACAAGTAGAGACTTAGTTATTCTAGGTCTATTGAAGCTAGTTGCATTGACATTGATTAGTGCATTGAATACAGGTTTATCGTTAAGCATGTCGTGGAACTTATTCATGCCACAATACTTCCACCTACCTAAGCTGTCTGTGTTGATTGCTATATGCGTTAGTTCTCTGTTGTCATTACTGACTGTGGGTTTAATTGTTGTACAACGAGACAGTGAAGGGCTTCCCTTACCTGTTCAAGAAGATGTAATCGTAGCTAAGCTTATTTATCCTTGGCTTATGTTTTTAGTTATCTGGATTGCCACTAGCATTTACTATTAACTATAAAACACTTATTGGATAATAGATATTGCATGATATTTGCCTCCATTGTATACTTATGCAGTGGGGGTTTTTTTATATCTAAATTTAACTAACAAGGAAATGTAATGTCTGATGATTTTGAGTTATGTTGGCAAGAGTCTGTAGATGGTAGAGGTTGTTACTTAGGAGTGTATTTACACAATGGTAAGCCTATAGTGGATTTCTATCTAGAGAACTTATATAGTGATGGTGGGGTTAATGTCTTAACTGAATTGTCTTATGAGGAGTTACTTAGTTTGAACAATACAACAAAGGAAATGTTGAAAGAGTTTAAATAATGAAATAATTGTAATTACTTCCAGATACCACTTGCAATCACCTTAGTAATTTTATATACTGTCCCTACACCAACCAATTAAGAGAAAGATAATGTTTAATCTAAGTGTTCAAGAAATAGAAGAGCTTTGTAATAGTAATTCATTTAGAGTTCCTGATAATCTATCATCAGAGCAGTTCCTATATTGGGTTTCGTTATCAGAACAAGCTTGTGAGGAAATCAGTTGCATGAATGACCCTAAAGCTAAAGAGGAAATCAAGAGACAAATGATTGTTAAAAAGGTGTGGGATGATGAGCTTCTAAATATTGGTGGTATATCCTACTACTACCCTACAGATGAAATGAAAGTTAGAACGCCAACACTTAAAGATAGGTATAGAGTAGCACTAACATTATCCCCTACATCATCAATTAGACGTAAAGCTATTTTAGAGGGTAAAGAGGATATGTCATTGCTAAAACCATTGAAGTTTAAGATTAAAGATGCAAGTGGTAATATATTCAGTGTGGCTAGTAAGACTTGTGGTGAGGGTCAGGCGATTGTAGATAGTTTATATGGCAAAGGACATTATAAAGTGTCGCAGATGATTTTATAGGAGTAGCATAATGAAATACGATAAGATATTAGCAGTATTGAACAAACATCTACAAGATACAAATAGTGATAAAGAGTATCATGTTAGACCTAAGTTCAAGTTTAATTTAGGCGACAGAGTTTGTAGTGTATCTATTCAGGCTAGTGAGTTTGCTTATAGCTTCCCCAGATTAGGGAATATGTATAGATACAACGAAGTAGAATTAGGTTTTCCTAACTTTGATTTTACAGATAATTTTATTAGTAACTATGCAGAGTGTAAGGTGACACCAAGAGAGACAGTTTATCCTTATGTACCACTTGAAGAGTTAGCTAAGCAATTATGGGTGTTAGGGTTTATGCGAGGTGATGAATAATGAGAGAGTATTCTAAGGTTAAATTAGTTGTCCATGACAATACAATATTTATAATAGATGTTAAAGATGGAGATTGTATAGCTATTCACCCTGAAGCATGGGAACACATTAAATATAACATTGACCAACAGATTACAGATGGTTATTTAGACTACAAGGATGAGGATTATGAACGGTGACTTCAAACTTCTATACATTAAAGGTAGTAGTAATAAACGTAACCTATTTGTAGAGTATTTAATAAATATCGGTGTTAATGTAGAAGTTGTTAAGCACACTAAAGAGATTAGAGGTATGAAAGCGGAATATATAATCGTAGATGAATGGGTAAAGGATGGCAGAGATGGACACTAACAGTAATTACGTAAACATATCTCCTGAAGAGCTTATCAGAGTGGTTGATGTGTGTTTGGATAATATTAAGAGGCGCAGAGACAATAGAAACACCTATCAAAAGAAAGTATGGAGCTGGAGAAAGATGAGATATGTGTGGACAGATTATCTAGTGTATAAGAGTTGGGCTGCACATGATTGTGGAATTGTCACTAGGTTAAAAGAGTTAAGACGTATTGCTGTATCAGTTATGTTTGATAATGGTGTATTAGATAGGGATATTAAGCTGTCATTTATTACACACGATAACTTGTATAAGTGCTATAATAAAGACGATACATTTGAACCTTATGTATTTGGATTAGGATATTGATATGGATTATGAAGATGATTACCTAGATGGCGATTACATGAGTGATGAGTATTATGACGGACACTACTGTAGCTATTGTGGACTAGAGATGACTTTAGGAGAATACTTAGAACATGACTTAGATGTTTGCATGGAGGATTACTATGAAGATGACTTATAACACAGATTTAAAAGTATGGATAGACGATTACATTACACAGATGGAGTTTGAACAAGATGATGAGGCATCACTAGAAGAACAGGAATGTAAGGGGTATTTAGAAGACCCTTATGATTACTATAACTTAGGTGTAGAACATGGTGGTGTAGAAGCTATATTAGAAACATTAAAACTTGTAAGGAGTAGATTGTGAACAGCAATAAACTAAAGAATTATGTAGAAACTAAAATTGCATTATATCAGTATGAAGAAAGGATATCGGGTATGGACTTTTATAATATGGGAGTATCTATTTTAAAACACGGTGAAGACATAAGCAGTAATATGACATATTATGATGAAGGTTTTGATTGTGGTAAGTGTCAGGGTGAGTTAGATGCTTTAATGATGGTGTATGCTTTGATGGATAAACAGGAGTAGATTGTGAATAATTATAATATTACATTTCGTTCCCCTAAAGTGGTATATACTATGAGAGCCAATTCTTCGGGAGATATTATTGAACTATTAACCCCTATATTTAAGAATAAATACGGAGGTGTTCTTGATAATCCTTCTATTGATTATCTAGGAAACATTTTTGATGTAGTGTATAATTTATTAAAACTAGGAGTTTATGCCAAAATTATTGAAGGTGATAAGTTTACCGCTAGTAAAGACGGTATTGATATAGAGGTAGAATTGATTGACGGTGAAACGAAGGTAAAGAACGTGTCTAATCAAATTTTGTTTTTACTAAAAGAGACCAGAATAGAGCAAGAACGAATTTTTGAAAAGACAGTTAAATACAATATTGAACGTATGGGTAATTATTAGGAGCAGATTATGAAATACATTCTTATGCAATTAACGGCTTATGATTGTGGTCAGGAATATGAAATAGATGATTATAGCGTCTTATTAGAAATTGATAGTGATGGTGGTGGTAATGATGAACATGCTAGGAATGTTATCTCTGATTACTTAAAGGGTTTCTACGAGATTGATGAGCTACCTGAAAGTGTTGTTGACAATATAAAAAAGTATAGATTATCAGATGAGAGTGTCTCAATATTTGATGTAGATAGTGAGCACCATGAATTAGAGTATATGGAAATGGTACATGTAGAAGTAGAGTGGCAATATATTGATGTTTATAAAGGAGAGGATAGATGATACACAAACACATGAGTATTCCAGAGTTTCTTAACGAGCTTGATTTAGAGCAATTAAGAATGGTGATAAAGATGTCTAAAGATAAAATAGAAAAGATAACAGACCAAGAGAAGGTGGTGGTTTGGGTGTTCAGCTCTGGTGTGGTTAATGAGGGATTCTACAGTACAGAGGAAGATGCAGTACAAGCACTAAAGGATTATGTTATTTCAAAAGAGTATTCAGTACATGACACACTAAGAATATTTAAGACTTTTGAGTATCCAGAAGAAGCTAAGAGGCTTTTAGAGGAATAAAGCTATCAAATACAAATTGAATATTAAAGATATGGCATTTATAATATCCGTGATGGTGGCTATGATGCTTATATTGATGGGTTTAGATTATTTAGGTGTAGATTTATCAGTACCAATAGAGCTACCTAGCTCAGATGAGAATACAAGTATGTCACTATCAGGTGCTATGTCAGGCACAATTAATTAAACAAAGGAATAATTATGAGCAATACAGACAAACGCACAGCAGCTTTAAAAGAGTATCAAGAGAAAGTAAAGAGTGGTGAGATTGAACGTACAGTCCCTAAGAACCCTCTAGAGAAATGGGAGGAGGATAAGAAGTCATTACGTAAATCAGTAAATGCTCAATGCTTTAATTGCATGGGAGGTGTAGACGGAGATAATGTAATTGGTGAGATACGTAAGTGTTCCTCTAGGGTTTGTACATTGTGGCATGTTCGTCCTTATAAATAGATTGTAAACAAGTACCTCAGCTAACACAATAGCATCTATATAGCCTCTTTACACCAACCCCTATGCACTTACTAGGGAAACATATTTAAGGGGCTATTTAGGTGGGTTTTATAGTCGTGAGGTAATAGCAAATAACATTAAAGGTGGCGAGTATGAAAAGAGTAAGTTATATCAAAGATAAGTTATTGCTAACAGGTGAAGAGCTAGATGAAATCTTATTAAACAAAAGCAGTAAGAGTCTGTTTGGAATATACATGACAGTTACAAACTTCGATGATTATGGATACAATATATTTACAGAGCATGGTATGAATATGCACACAACACTTCCTGACGACAGAGAAGTTAGTGATTGTAAATGCCTGTACGATGTATTATTAAGAAATCCTTTTAGACTTAGAGAAGACGGCAACCTATTTTCTTTTATTAAGAACAGTCTAATATCAAGTAGGGATTTAAAAGAGGGAGAATTATTGTGAACGACATTATAACTTTAAGTTTCAATGCAGCAGAATTATGTGGTTTAGTGACAGCACTCCTATCAATAGGGGTGATTGTTTGGTTAAGAGTTAGGGAGTATATTACCGATTCTAGAATGAGGTTACTTACAGAGATTAACGATGATTTAGAAAGATTACAGAATAACACAAATACGGGTAAGAATTTCTCTATTAGTGCAAAAGATGCAAAAGGGTTTGTTGAGGCTTGTGCAACTGGTGAAGAAATAGATAAGATACTAGACCCAGTTTTCGATAAGATATACAAGGCATCAATTAAAGGAGACAGTGAGGTTTATGTACATGGTAGAGATTGGTATTACAGAGATAACATTAAATACAAAGAAGCAGCAGAGAGGTTGGAATCACTTGGATATAGTATTTGGAGAGGAGGTAAGACTTTAGGTGTGATTATTAAGTGGGGTGAATAGACAATGAAAGACAAGTATAATGAGATTCTAAAATCAGCTAAAGAGCTATTATACAATATGGACACAGATGAATTTCTAGATAAGTTTCTAAAGATACAAGAGAGTAATAAGGAGAAGGATATGTTCGTAATAGATATAGCAAAAGATTTTAGTCAGTTACCTCAAGGTAGATATCACAGTGATAATCCTGATAATGCAGAGGCATTGTTTATCCTTATTCAAGATGTATTAGATTACGAGGATAGTGTGGAGCTTAGGTTTAATGATACGCAGATAGCAGCAGTAGGTAGTAGCTTCTTAGACCAACTTGCTAGAATGGTTGTTACTTGGAGTTATCAAGATATTGTAATGGTGACAAGTGATAACGATTGGGTAGTAAGTAGATATGAGAAATATTTAAGTCATTGGGAACAACAAGGGGATAGCAAATGAGAACTAGAATTTATGAAGGCGATAGTGTAATAAAACTAAAAGAGTTGTTAGATAATTGCGCTGTTGATTACTTCCTATTAGAATATGAATATGGAGGGCTATTGTGGAAAGGCGATGAGAATAGATTCTTACTTCCCTATACATCGAAGACAGCTGTCAGCAACGGTTTCTTAGGGTTATTTAAGAAGTATAAATATGAGGTAGACACTAGAAAATTAATTGAACAATACTTAACAGGCGAGCCTTGTGACTTTTACGGTAAAGGAGATATTGAGATAGTTAGAGATTTATATAAAGCTATTAAGTTTGTTAGGGTATTAGGTGGAGAAATTGAGTTAAGTGTTAGAGAATTTGCAGTAGTGAGAGATATAATTATTTGGAAAGAAAGTGGTAATGGTAGGATTACTAAATAGGTGTTTTAAATAGTTTGAAAAATAATTTTGGCAGGTGTTTATAGGGGTGGGGGTTCTGTGGAATAGTTAGGTGGAATATCTGGTGGGGTTTAGGTGGGAGGTTGTGGTAGAGGTTTAGGTTTGAAAGTCCTCAGCTATTTCTAGCAGTGTCGAACAAGACCGTAGGTCGGGCATATTTAACCCCACTTGTCAATCAAAATATCACATATCTTTACCATACTTAACATATACATTTATATAATATCGAATAATATCTTATACCACCCCCACCCCTTGCCAAGCTTTGAGCTATACCAATTCGACATAATAATCAATAGATAATTACGTATCATTACATTATTATTTAGTCCTTAGACCTTGCTTTAGCTATCAAGATTTTTATATGGATACCGCTAGATAACTATTTTGCCATTCATTCATTCAAGTGTAGATGAGAACAGACAGACAGACAAGCATAGAATGGCGTGAGACAGTGTTGTAATAACATCCCTATGCGATAGTAGCTGAATGAATTAGAACGCCATACAGAGCAATACAGAGCTATATAGGATATTATACGATATATGATAATGTAGAGTGATTCATCAGACACAAAAAAGCCCATCAATTAAGATAGGCTATTGTGGCAGGACTTGTTAGGGGTTAATACTCTTCATCTACTGCATTGGCATGGTCTAATTTATGTATAATTAACATCGTTTCACTACTTTGATATACTGCATCATATTGCTTGGTAGTTTGAACCAGTGAATAGAATACTAGCCCTACTAATAACGCTGCTATAGTTACTGCCATTATAAAGTGATTCATATTAATAAGCCTCAATAGTGTAATGTGTTGGAATGTTATAAATCGGTTGGTCTTGTATTAACTCATATAAAACATCCCTTAAATCACTATTGCCATTGTCATCATAATTTACGTAATAACTACCATTGGGTAAACCTGCTATATTGTTAATATAAACACTTTCATCGTCTGCACCCGTTTGCATATCATCAATAGTTACTAACCCATCGTTAACACTGACTAGGCATTCAGTAGTAAACGACAAGCAAGCATCATCTACTAAGCTGTGGTATTGTATAGTCATTTCTGCTAGGTATAAGTTTAGGTCACTATCTTCCCCCATCATGTCGCCAAGGTTTGCATCATAGTTTACTGCTAAGATAAAAACTGGTCTAATTTGTAATGCTTGTTTAATAGTTAACATTGTATTGTCCTTTATATTATATTACTAGGTTATACCTTGCTTGTTAGTTAAGTCCTGACCGCGCATATCAAAGTCGCAATGCTAAGTATTTGTGGTATTTTATAAGGATAGTTTAATCTAACATCTTGCTTGGTATGTGTTTATTATATAGCCATTCGTATTTGATGTAAAGCATTATTATCATTTATTTTATAATTAATTATCACAGCTTAGTAAAGACTTTATATCATCATATTGTATATTATAGCTGTCGTTATCTATAACATACGTTCTACCAATATCACTAGGTAATGAGAACAACAATACATTATTATCAGTGAACATAACACTAAATAACTTACCATCATTATACATTGATAAATACAAGCCAATGTTACTTTGAGATAACTTAATATCACTTGTTTTATCATCGTTAATAGTGTTAATCAATTCTATTATTACGTTAAAATCTTCTATAGACTTATTATAAACACACTGGTTCAATATGGTTAATAGTTTGTTTTTCATGTTATGGTATCCTTATTTGATGTTTAAGTCGCTTATTAATGATAGCACCTATGCAAGCTTACTACCATTATAAATAATCTATCTGTTTATTGATAGTCGATGTTTAAGCAATTTATAATGTCGCTCAGTTGGCTATAATCATATCCACTAATAAAATCCATTATTTCTTCTATTAAGCTTGTTTCGTAGTCTGCACCTAACAAAGATGACTTTTCTATATCGTATCCTATGTTTAAATAATCCATAAAACTATGCAACATATTTTCATCATCTGTTATATTATCTTCAATGCTGGCAAGCATATCCTCAAGTGTAGCCACTGTTATGTCATACTCTGCTAGTTTATCTTCACTGATTAACCATTCTGCAAGCTCGCTAATGTCTATTGGGCTATTATCGCTTAGTCTATAATCAAAACTAACAGCATGACCATACCCGTTAAATGTAAAGTAATTCTCATGGTCTTTATAATCTTTATTGTTGGTCTGTCTAATTGCATCGTAAGGGGTTAAAAATAAATCATTAATAGTATGCTCATCATTATTGAATATTAATTCGTATCCATTATTATTAGCATAATCATTATATATTGATATAGTATCTTCATTATCCATATCAGTAATGACTTCAATAACTTGGTTTAATTGAATGGCTGCTAAGTCTTTATTTAGTGTAGTCATAATAATGTTACCTTATATTGTATTATTGATTAATTGGTGTGTTTAATACTTATTAATACTTGTTTATTCTGCCAAGGTCTCCAGCTCTGCTAATATCAAATATTACCACATGCTTGTAATGCCTAAATAAGATGATATCATCTGCCCCCATTTTACTATAGCTTTTGATAATAGTTAATCCGTGTTCGCTATCTACTATCACTTCATGCGCTTGTATTGAGACAGCTTTTTCTAAGTTAGGGCTTGTATAACGGTTAATGATTAGTAGGTTATTAGTGTTTGTCATTTTGTATTGTCCTATTGTTTGGTTTATTGGTTAGTATTTTAATGTGTTTAAGTCGATTATATCTAATACTTTAATTGTATTTTCTAATGAAGTATAACAGTAAAGCTCAATATCATTCATATATACGCCATAATCATATTTATCATCTGTACTAACTTGAATATTCAGTTTGTTAGTAATGCTTTTTAACAAGTATGGCTCTGCATTGTCTAAGTATTTCATAGTGGTTTTTACAAGGTCGTTATTTAGTTTATATAGCATTGGTTTATGTCCTATTGTTTGTTTGATAAAGGTTAGTAATAACAGTCTTTGATGCATTGGGTATACTCAAAAGCATATAATTCATTCTCTGCTATTTCTTGCTGTTCTTCAGTTAGTCTATATTCGTCTTCATAATCATCTGCATCATAATAGTAATATAAAGAAATACTATCAAAAAAGCCTATTATTTCATCTAATGTGAAGCTGTCTTTATATTCACTTACTATCTGCTCAATAACACATTCGTAACTGTAGGCGCTATCTAATTCTAGGGCGTGGCAATAGTGCCCGTTACGCTCTGTTATGATATGGTCTATTAATCTATTCATGGTCTTATATCCTATTGTTAGGGGGCTATCAGCTAAGCTGTTAGGCTAGCATATTAGCTTAGCTATGTTAGCCCCGTGTTATGTTTAAGTAGCTGCTGCTGGCTTGTATGGCTTGTTAAAACGCTTGGTATACAAAGTAAGTAACACCGTTATCATCTTCGTATTGTCCGCATACGTAAGTATTATCTTGTAAGTAATACTCTACAGTTTCAATTTTCTCATCAACACTATCGCAGTCTGTCATATCAATATCATAGTTGTTAATGATATCAGCTATTGATTCTTCACTATATTCACAACATAAAGCAATAACATCCATTTCTATATTAATTCCGCAATCAATAGCTGTCTGTTCTAATGATTCAAACAAGATACGTAAGCCTTTATAGCTAAAGTTATCCATGCGATTATAGGCTTTAAATTCGTTAATGAAGTCATTTTCATCAAATGTTTTTACGATACCAAAGTTAGTGTTAGTCATAATATTTCTCTTTTGAGTAGTGTATCATTATTGATACGTGGGTTAAAATTGCTTAGCTGTGTGTTACCTATTTTAGCATAACACATATTAAACAACTTATTTAAATATACTATACTAATTCTAAAATAAGTTTTTCTAATTGTTTAATACTTTTAGCATATTGATTCATATACTTTTCATGCAATTCTTCCTGCATAAATGAAGGGTATTTATTACAATTTTTATATTCTTCTGTCTCAAATCTTGCTTGCATATTTTGCATATTTACTTTAGTTTCAGCGATTTGTGATTTGTATAAAGCTACTAATGATTTGTTTGACATGGTGGTATTCCTTATTTATTAATCTTGCTGTGTATGTCTGCTATTATATAGATGTTACATAATACTGTCAACACTTATTTTAATATTTATTACGTTTATTTACTCATACGCTTGCATAACATAAAATCTATATATTTTTGAGCCTTATCATATTCGTTAAAAGTAGCTTGCAACTTATTATCACTTATTACTCTATAACGTGATAGTGTATCTGGCTCTGATATTTCAATTTCAAAACTAGGCATGATATATTTCTCGTGTTGATATAATATACGTTTACTTTTTACGTCTACTATTTTTAAGATGCAATGGTCTAAGATTGAACCACCACCAGTAGAACGCGAGTTTCTAATAAGCAAAGGTATTTGTTTTGCACCAGTAGAACGCCCAATATTTCCTATCACATCATATTCTTCTAACCAGTCTTTGCCAGTGGTAGTATCTCCATATACTAAGCGAATACGTTGCTGAGACATACTAAGGTTATTTAACAAGGTAGCTACACGGCTTGGGGTTTTTTCATTTAAAGTAAACATTTCATTAAATCCTATTTAAGTAAATTTAAGTTTCTAAGTAAGTAACGCCTATTCTATAGATTATAATTAATAAAGTAAAGCATTATTTTAATATATTTTAGAATGTAGCAGTAAAGATAAGCGCAATAAAGATTAATTGCATAACTAACAAGCATAATAAAAAAGTATTGTTTTTGGCATAATTGCCTATCATCTTGGCTATATAAAAATGGTCACTATATACGCCGTATTCGCTATATACGGTCTTATTCAATGTTAGTGGTAACGATAGGCTATAGCTAGTTTTATCATGTGTTAGGATAGGTATGTAAGCCACTGATTGATTGATATTAGTAATGCCAAGCTGATTAGTCGCAGCAGTCTTTAAAAATACAAGCCACTGACCAAATTTATAACGGTATGTTTCAGTTGGTTTAATAGTTAGCTTAGTCATTTTATGAGCCTCAGTGAATAGGGTTGAATTGTTCATTTTGGTTTATCCTTATGCGTTAATATCTTGAATGTAATATTGAGATGTACAGCTTAAGTAATTATCTACTTTGAGTAATTGCACGTTATCAACAATAAAATAAGCCTTACTGCCATGTTCTAAGTTTACTACTTTTGAGCATTTAACATCAATACTTACTATCATGTTAAAGACATTTCTTGTTATTTCAGCATACATAATATTAATCCTTATATAAATTTATTGAGTAGATAAAAAGTGATAATGGCAATAATGATAAAACAGATTATCCCTTTAAAGATATCTCCAAACGATAATGGCTTGGCTGTCTCAATATAACCTTGGCTGCCTTTATAATCATTATAGCTATCATAACCTTGTTTTAAAGACTTGTTAGCGTATTTGTTACGTTGCTTGTTTTGCATGGTTATCCTTTATTTTGGATACACTACCTCCCTGCTCCAGTTTGGTAGTGTGTTAGCTAAGATATTAACCATTGCAATTGTTAGCAAATTCGATAGCGTCTGCTAGGTTGCTGCTATATACCATCTCATTATTATATATGCAAAAAACTCTTCCATCGGCGTGGACAATAAAATCACCACCTTGAGCAAATGTTTTAAAGTTTTCTACTGTTAGTACGTTATTTAAAGTTTTCATAATGTTAGCCTTTTGATTAGTTGTTGTTGCTTGGTATGTGTCTATTATAAGTATTAACCAATAGGCTGTCAACACTTATTTTAATAATAATTATAATTATTTTATAGTTTACTAACCACCAACTATAGCTAAGTAAATACCGTTATAAAGCATTAATGAAAAAGGGTTAAAAAAGATTGCACCAAAAAACAATGTAGGCTCTACCAAGTCTTTTAAGAACTCTACCACTTTAATAACAGATATTACGATAATAGCCAATACAACAAAGTTAACGTTATTGACAGTAGCTTGCTCGATATCAGCTTTAATAGCTTTTAAACAAGCGCCAAAAGTAGTTTGGTAATTATCACCAGTTTTAATAACTTGCTTAGTCATGGCATGTGCTTGTTTGAATAATTGTGAGTTTGTCATGGCGGTTAATCCTATTAAGTGTTGTTTGCTTGGTATGGCTGTTATTGTATACACTTATTAACTACTTGTAAAGTGTTTAATCTGTTTTAATAGCAAATTAATGTTTTTATTATCTTCAAACGGTTGCCCAACTTCTAAGACTGATTTTACACTTCTTAGCCTAACCCACTCAAAGACCTTGTTATCTGTTACCATTATCATTGGTAGATATTCGCTACCACAGTCCCCCTTGCTATAATCTACCACCTGCAAGGGCGTATTGTTTGGCATAACATGACAATGCTTTAACAACACTACAGCGCCGATAACATTAGTTTTATCTAGCATATTATTACCCCTATTTAAGCTTGTTTGCTATATTCAAAAAATGACTTCTAACAGCTTGCATTACTTCTTTATCATCATGTTTTATTGTAGTTATATAGCTAAGTAATTCAGCTCTATTAAACGGCACATAATAACTATTAATGTTATATTGCACAGCCTCAATAACTTCTATAACTTCTTTGTTATCTACCTTTACTGGTTTTTCAAAAACATTGATAAAGTGGGTTATTACGATATCACTTACTTGTGAATCCTGCTTATTAAAACTATACTTATTTTCTCTTATATGTGCTGCAATAGCTATAAGGGTATTATCAATAACATCATTTTTTACTAGGTTATTAATATCATCTATTGCCTTATTAACTAATAATGCTAGTTTGCTTGGCTCTGCTAAGTTTACGCTGTTATTACTAGCAACCTGCTCTTCTAGCTTACGCTCACGAATAATAAGCTCAATTTTATATTCAGCAACAGTTTTTAAATGCTCTTCTACCTTAGCAGAATCAGCACCAAAGTTGCGAATAAAAGCAGGGGTCTTGTTTTCTAATAACTCTAAAAAATTAGCTTGTGAACGTACTGCTTCTTGAAGCTCAATAGTAAAATGGCACATAATAAAATCCTTAAATAGATTAATCAATAAGCTTGTTTGCTTGGTATGGCTGCTATTATAAGTATTAACCAATAGGCTGTCAACACTTATTATCATTTATATTAATATTATTTATTATAACATTTTAATGGGTTAACGCTGAAATAGACAGCCAAAATAAATACCGCCATAATCTACCACGTAAACAAGATTAATAACATTTAGACTTATTTACACAAAGAAACATTAAAAAGGTTGACTATATATTTTTAGGTTGCCTAACAAACTAGGTATATTTTACCTAACTGTTATATAAGGAACGCGCACACGAATAAACTAATCTGACTTACTTGTCAACACATTTCAACCAAAGTTACATAATAAATTTTATTTTGTAATTAGCTGATTTTTAGCTTGACTTTGACCAAACTTTTATGGTAGTTATTAATAAGTATCATATTCTAGGTATCACTGTCAATAGCATTTACAAAACTTTATTTATTTTTTGTAATTATCAATAAATCGGGTTGACAAGTGGTTATCAAATATGCTAGGGGTTATGACCCCCCTATCACATGCTGGGGGTAATTGTCAAGTTTGTAACTAAAGAAATAACATTTGCAGTACAATCGACAAGTTACAATGTAACATCACGTAAGTTTACAATGTAACTGAATTGTACGGTATATAAGGCTTTACCCCATATATCAAAAGCTAGCTAGCCCTAAAAATTTTCCTAGATTTTAAATCTTAGCTCGCCCCAAAATTCTAATACACTATATATAATATATAGATAGCCTTTATATAATATAATACTAGCTAGCCTTTTAGAGAGAAAGATAGAGAGAGAGGTCTCCCTTATACATATAGCACCATATCATGTATAGCCTATTGTGTATAGGTGTGTAGAGGGTTATGTCGGTAGGGGATATTGTGTGGGAGGGTGTTATTTGGACATTAGCAAACCAGATGCCCTGTGCAATATTTATATGTTGGAATACCTCTGTGAGAAAATGCTCTATGCTCAACTGCCGCGATTTGGTTTTTCCTTCGTAAAATATCTGGTAGTATAATATTATTTTATTAAGTAAATCATTACCCAATCTGGACATCCAACCTAGATATACAGACAACACCATCTATAAAGATAGCACTATTACACAATGAAACCTTTATTCTATAAGGGATTAGCACCATCAACAATTACTGTTATCTATGAATATAGTATCAATATTATCCTCTTTACATTACAGTTACATTATATTTAATACTTTATGTATATATTAATAATTCATTTTCTAATTATAATAATAACTTTTAATATTTAATATGTAATTGTTAATGTTTATTTATTAATGTGATGATTATAAATAAGAGTTATTGAGGGTGTATTGGGCAGGATTCTTATACGAATCTGTGAATATATCCATAAGTATTTATTATTTTATTATAGTTATTGATAGTAAAAGTTGTGTTCTTGTTAGATGTATGTGCTGGATATTGTGTTAGGTTGTTCTGTTAGCAAGCCACACTACGAGAGCTAGACGCTCTCTTGTCTGTCTTTATATGATTTATTAAAGTGTAATTTTTTATAATATATAATCTATTTTTGTGATAAGTGCTAAGATATAATAGAACAATTTTACCGCTACCTATTGCATAACCATCTAATTAGGTGTATAATGCTCAGTATCAGTGTCAGATTTCATGCAGATATAAACCTTAGCATTTTTCACAGGGGAATACAAATGAGTTTAGTAATAGAGAATACAATAACAGTTAAACATCCACATACATATCTTGGGGAGGTTATGTCTGACCTTCCTGACAACACTTACTTGTGTAAAGGCATTACAGGTTGTGGTGCTACGTCTTTAGCCTTAACCAATAATGTACCTTATATTGTTATAGTGCCGTACATTAGTGCCATTGATAATAAGACAGAACAGGCAGAGAACAGTCATGTTAAGGGTGTTAAAGGGGGTGTCACCGTAGATGATATTGTAGAGCATGTAATAAGTATGAAAGATAAAGGAGAAAGGTTAAAGTTAATGACAACCTATGACTCATTCTTTAAATGTTATGAGGCTCTAGATAGGCTGGGTATGGTACAGGACTTTAAGTTATGTATAGATGAGGCTCATGTATTAGTATCATTAGCTAAGATTAAGGGTATATGTTTTAATTATCTGTATAAACATTTTAGATTGTTTAAATCTTATGTATTTATTACAGCTACTCCTAACGATAAGAGTTTGTTACCTAGTGCTATTCAAGATGTAGATTTTGTAAGAGTTGTTTGGGAAGCTGCTGAGAAAGTAGAGATAACAGAACAAAGAGTTAAGAGTGTTAGAGAGTGCAACAAGGTGGTAGTAGAGATATGTGTATCACACCTACTAGGAGAGGTTGATGGTAATGCTTACATATTCTATAACAGTGTTAGTGAGATTATTGCTGTTATCAAGAAACTTAAGAACTTGGAGGATTTTACTTCCGATAATGTAAATATCTTTTGTGCCAACAACCCTTATAATGAGAAGCGTCTTAATGCACAGCTGGGCAAGGAGTTCGGAGGTGGCAGTTTTAATGATTGCAAGAAGATTAACTTTCTAACCAGTGGTCATTATGAGAGCTGTGATATCAATGATATGGAAGGAAAGAGTTATATTATTGTTAGCTCTAAGAGGAACAGTACCGCACTAACCAATCATATATGTGTAACTCAGATTGTGGGCAGGTTAAGAAAGAGTGAATATAAGAATGAAGCTGTAATGATTATTGCAGGGTTCGAGGAAGATGTTTATCAACAACCACTTAATGATTTTAAGAATACATTAGATAAGATGGAGAGTGAGGCACAGTACCAGATAGATAGGGCTAACAAGGCTAAAGAAGATGGTTTTGAATCCACTTATTTACAAGATTTAGACTCTTTCTCTACCAATCCTTTTGTTATTGTCAACACAGATGGCACACTAGAGATTAACTCAGGGGCTAGGTTATCTGAACTACAAACTCACCAAGCATTTAATTCTTATATGGTTACTGTACCCAGAGATGTACAGAACAGTACAGTGAGGGTTGTAGATAATAATAAGATTGAGGTTTCTGACTTAGCTAGGTTATTAGTAGATGAAAAGGTTGACTTCTCTAGAATGATGAATGAGTATATTAAATCTATTGAGGAAGATGACTTAGGAACAACTGAAATGATAGAGCAAAAGAGTAATTTACACAAGGAGTATGTTGATGTATTAGGTATTGATAGAATTAAATCACTAGGTAGCAATAAGACAAAGCTGACTAATGCTTATAACCTAGCAATAAAGTTTAGTGATAATAACTTAGAGATTAAGAGTAGGTTATCAAGCTTAAGGGTTGGCAAGAAGTATACATCTACAGATATTGTTAATCTATTGCAGAGTTGCTATGATGATTTAAACATTGATAGGAAAGCTGTTAGTAATGATATTAAGAACTACTTTATAGTTAGTAAAACTCAAGTGGTTAGTGAGATAGATGGTAAGAGGAAACAAGGGTTTAAAATAGTGTCGGATTTATATAAATAATTAAAACAACCCTTGCACAATACAGCCAATATGTTATTATAAGCATTCAAACACACACACCAACAGGGAATAAATATGAAATACATGGGTAGCAAGAATAGGTTTGCTAAAGAACTTTTACCAATCATTCTCAAAGACAGAGTAGATGGGCAATATTATGTAGAACCATTTGCAGGTGGTATGAACATGATTGATAAGGTGACAGGTAATCGTATTGCCAATGACTTTAATGAACAGCTAATATCAATGTGGAAAGAGCTAATTAATAACAAGTGGACTCCTAAAGAATATTACACTAAAGATGAATATAAAGATATTATGCAGAACAAAGACAAATACCCTACTCATGTGCTAGGCTGGGTTGGTTTCAACTGTAGTTATTCTGGAAAGTATTTTGGTGGATTTGCAGGTAAAGTTACGACTAAAACTGGTGTTGAAAGAAATTATCAAGATGAAGCCTTTAGAAACACAATTAAACAAGTTCCTAATTTAGTAGGAGTTAATTTTGTTTGTGGCAGTTATGATGAAATAGAAATACCTGAACAATCAATTATTTATTGCGACCCTCCTTATCAGTCTACTACAGGGTACAGTAACGACATAGACCATGATAAGTTCTGGCAATGGGTAAGAGAAATGACAGATAAAGGACACAAGGTATTTGTTAGCGAGTATAATGCTCCTGATGATTTTGAATGTGTTTGGGAGAAACAAACCAAAAGTAGTTTATCAGCTAACGGTGTTTCAGGTGGTAGCAAGGTATCTACAGAGAAATTATTTACACTAAACAAATAGGATTATTATTATTATGAAAGAATTTATGGACAACCAGACAGTAAAACTACTACAAGGTGATTGCCTTGAGTTAATGAAAACTATTCCTAATGGAAGTGTAGATTTAGTATTGACAGACCCTCCTTACAACATTGCAAGAGATAATAATTTTCACACAATGGGTAGAGCAGGAATTGATTTTGGTGAGTGGGATAAGGGCGCAGATATCTTGTCTTATATAGATGAGGTGTATCGTGTCCTTGACAAAAATGGAAGTTTCATTGTATTTAACGATTGGAAAAACTTAGGGGATATTGTCAAGTATGCTGAAAAACTAGGTTTTGTCACTAAGGATATGTTGAGGTTAGAGAAATCAAACCCAATGCCTAGAAACAGAGATAGACGTTACATTACAGATTATGAATGTGCAATCTGGTTCACTATGCCAAAAGCTAAGTGGATATTTAACAGACAAGATGAGAAATACCAAAGACCTAAGTTTGTGCATTCTATTGATAAAGGCTTTCATCCAACTCAAAAGAGTTTAGGATTAATGACTGACCTCGTTAAGATACATAGCAATGAAGGACAAGTTATCTTAGATTGTTTTGCAGGAAGTGGAACAACAGGGGTAGCTTGTATCAACACGGACAGAAAATTCATTGGTATCGAACTTGACGAAACCTACTTTAAAATCGCTAAAGAACGTATTGAGGATGCACAAATAAAACTAGGTGGTGGAATGTGACTAAAGGTGATATTTATGTAGCACATGATTGCGGATGGAGGGTTGTGGTTACAAAAGTCACTACTACTAAGGTTACGTACTTTGCAGGATATGCTACAATAACAGAAAGTATAGATAAGTTTAACAGTGAGTTCTATAAAGAGGTTTAACCCACAAAAACACTTGCTAATAATCTAGTGAGTGTTATAATAACCATACACAAACAAGGATAATACAAATGAGTATTTTATATAAAGCTACAACTGAAAGTGATTGTGAAGGAAGACGACCAAGAAAGGTATTAGGGGTATTCAAAGCTAACAGTAAGTTACAGGTTATTGAATACTTAGTGGCTAACAATATCAAACCATATTACGGTTACATGGTTGAAGAAATAGATGTCTTAGACATATCAGATACAAAAGTTACATACGTAGCAGACATTATAGAAGAGAGTTATGGTACAATCAAGGTTGTGCTAAATGCAGAACGACAAGCAGAGCTAGAGAAACAACAACTTATTAAATCTGCTCTAGGCAAATTAACAGATAAAGAAATCTTAGCTTTGAAAGGTTATGACACTAAATATAAATAACAGGAGAACAACATGAGAGATATTAAATTCAGATGTTACGTTAAGTTCTTGGGTGAAATGCACGAAGTAAGAGAGCTGGTTCTTGATAGAGGCTCTGTAATGATTGAGGCATACCCTTATGGACTAGATAGAGATGATGCACCTGTAATGCAATATATAGGCATGAAAGATAAGAATGGCGTAGATATTTACGAAGGGGATGTTGTTCATTTCAATGTAAGAGGAGATAAACTCATACCTGAATCCTTACCTTATTACAATGAAAAAGGAGCTGTAGAGATTTCTTTTGGTAGTGTAGGGTTTGGTGGGTGGGATTCAGCATATTGTACAGATATAGTAGTTGTTGGAAATATTTATCAAGCTTAACTTAGGAGAGCAATGTGAACAATTACGAAGAAGTAAAAGAAGTAGTAAATACCTTAATCAAAGACACTAACATACCAGAGAGCCAACAAAACACTGTAGCTGAGTACATCACTGAAGAACTAATCAGAAAGATAGATTTCTATACTAGGAAGTTCTATATGATTGTTACTAAAGATAGGAGATTCATTCGGTATAGTACAACATCAAGTGGCAGCAAGGGGGTATTTATTGGTATGTCACCATCAAGTGCTACAGTTTTTAATGATATTGTCAGTTGTAATGAGGTATTAAGTAAGTGTAAAAGTAAATACCCTAGCGAAGTTTTCTTAATAAAATCTTTTGAATATTAATATAAAATAACCCTTGTTATATATTTAAGCAGGGGTTATAATGTTTGTACCAACTCAGGAGAACACCAATGAACACACAACAGACATTCACCAAAGGTAATATCATCGTATCAGACATAGAATACGATGCTTCAGCATCGGGGGACGGGGTTATATTCCTCCACCTAGAAAACGGAAGTATTGAGATTGATGTAGAAAGTTATTTTGGACAAACAGAGTACGCTAACTATTGTTTTGTTAGTAATATTGTAGACGATAAGTGTTATTACCAATATCTAGATGATGAGAGCATTGAAGTAGTGGATAAATACTTAATTGAGAATAATATCAAAGCTAAGTATATGGAAGAAGTTTCAGAAGCAGCTAGTCAAACATTTTAAGGGGAGATGATATGAGCTTAGATAGTAGAGTGGGTCAGGTTTTTAGTACAAACGGTGGGACAGATTGTGTTATTACTGAGTACAAGGGTACATATAAGGTTAAAATCAAATTCTTAGATGAACATGGGTACGAAAATGAAGTTGCAATGAAAGAGTTGAGGAACGGGGAAGTTAAAAACCCTTACTCCAAGAGTCTTCATGGTGTAGGATTTCTAGGAGAGGGTGTGTTCAAAACTTCTGTAAATAAGATTCTGACTCCAGAGTACAAATACTGGAGTGATATGCTTATGAGATGCTATTACAAGACTTCCTTAATGAAAAATCCTAGTTATATTAACTGTATAGTCTGTGATGAGTGGCACAACTTCCAAATATTTGCTGACTGGATAACAAAACACGAATATTTTGGTCTAGGTTATGAGTTAGATAAAGATTTATTACTTAAAGGAAATAAATTGTACAGCCCAGATACCTGCTCTTTAATCCCCAAAGAGGTTAATATGGCGATAAATGGGGCTTACTTATCAAAAGGCAAGTGTAAGCAAGGTGTTACATTAAGAAAAAATGGTAAGTTTCAAGCTCAAATTTCTTACTTTGGAGAGAGTAAATATTTAGGTTGTTTTGAAACAGAAGAAGAAGCTTATAATGCCTATAAAGAAAGCAAAGAGTTTTACATAAAAAGTATTGCGGATAAGTGGAGTAAAAGAATTTCTAAAAAGTCTTATGATGCACTAATGTCATGGAGTATTTAGTAATTATGAGCGTATTATCTGGGGCTTTAAAACCTTACGGTGATGTCTATTATGACTTCAATGATTGTGATGATGAATATTTTATTAAACTGTAATTAGGAGAGAAATATGAATAAATTCAAAGTAGGTGATAAGGTGGTACGTGTATCAGAAACTTATGGTAAGGCTATTAAAGGAGGTGTATACGAGGTTAGTGGGGTATCCGACAATGAATGGGCTGGCAGTTGTGGAATCAATCTAAAAGGACATGAGGGCGTAAGTGGTAAGTTTAATTATGAATCAAGTTGTTTTGATTTATATGTAGACGATGTTCTGTCACCACTAGAAGCTGCTGAAGCATTGATGAGTAAAGATAATCTACAAGTATTCGATAGTGATGCTAACAAGTGGTATGGATTTCATAATGAACTTAGAAATATTACACTAGAAGATTTAAAACACATTAAACTTAGACACAAGCCTAAGACTGTGATTATTAATGGTGTGGAAGTAGTAGCTCCTGCCAAGAAAGATGATATTGAACAGTATTTTTATACAGTTAATTTTAGTGAAAACACTGTACACACTATTGATAAGGTATATATTGATAAAGGTTTCAATTATTATTGGGCTACAAAAGAAGATGCACAGAAAGCTTTAGATGCCATGTTAATTCCGTTTAAGGGGGGCGACAATGAGTAAAGTTGAGTACCATTGTGTAGGCAGTTGCAATAAATGTAAAGGAAGTAATTCTGTGGAGATAACAGACACTTTAGATGGGCATACAATGTTAGAGGCTAAAACAGTTTGTAGTGTTTGTGGGTTCGAGGATTATTGGGCTTATGGGTGGTTTGAATCTGGGCAGGTTATGATAAGTAATTGTGAAAAGTACAGTTATTAAATGGAAACTTATAAAATACAACAGTGACATTTAGGTGTTGCTGTTTTTTATTGTCTTAGGTATAATAATCAAACACTAATTTCAGTGTATTCAGGATAGCAATTATGGTATTTAATAAAGAGTTAAGCTTAGACAATAAAGAGTATTACAAATATGTCTTAGAGGCTAATAGCTTTGAAAGGTTAGAATTATATAAACAACATGGCGCTGCATCAGTAGATAATACAAGCAGATTAGTTCATGTTGGAAATATAGGAGGCATGGAACAGTACCCTGTTTGGGTTCAAGTCAGTGTAGACCACTACGAAAACTACAAGTACATCTCTATAGAGGCAACAGGCGTATATGCTGATTGGAATTTAATTAAGAGGTGGATAACTTTTCATTTTACAGATGCTAAACTAATAGACTGTAGTGATTTTAACCAGATAATTAATAGCTCTAGAGGAATATAATATGAACAAAGACACCCTAGTCCTAGAGAAGATAACAGACAAGAGTACCAAGCTGATTAAAAGTAAGATAGAGCTATATGCTAACAATGATGGTAAGGTGTACTTATCACTCCCTACAGTAACACATGAGCTTATGTATAATGAGGTAATAACATTTGATTCAAGAGGTTTTTTATATTGCTGTATAGATAAAGATAGTAAGAGTAAGGTGTTATTCCCACTATCAGATAGCCAAGTAGGTAAGGCAGAGGATTTCTTTGGCTATTGGACAGACAAGAGGTTGTTAGAGCTTAAGCAAGCTAAGTGGAATAGTTTCTGTGAGTATTGGCAGATAGTGTTTAAGTTTGTTGAGGATAATATTGACTTAGCTAATAATGTCACTTATGAATATCACTTTAGTCACTTTGATTACGGAGACGGTGATGTATTTAATCACTTTGACATACGTTTAGGAGAAAATTACTTTGGTAGCAAAGATGAGATGGGAATCGAATATTATAATCCATATTTTGAATTAAACGATGAGTTAGAAGAGCTTCTTATTGACAGATACTTGAAGGACGATGAAGGTCTAAGATGGTTTAGTGGAATACACGTACAATTCAAACCATAAATATAATTAGCAATACAGTATAATAACAACAGCTCTCATACTAAGTGTATTGAGGGCTTTTTCATGTCTTGAGTAAAGTAACAGTGATAGTAGTAGATATAATAGAAATACCATAGTCGTGAGCTAATAGAATACCACCTAGAAACGATTGTAATACATTTCTGACCCAAGTATAGCTGAACACATTACGTAAGGTTTAAACGGTAACATACAAGAATATAACAATAAGCATAGAATTGATTATGTTCGAGGTAAACTGCATTATATTGATTATTACAGATAACAAAAAACACACAAAACCGTTAAGTAATGTGTGTTTGGTAAGGATATAAAGGTTATTCTACGTAAGTGATAACTGCTAAGTGATTTTCTAACCCCTCTAACCTCTCTTGGAATATTGGAATCAAATCTCTAGTTCCAGACTTTCTAATAGTTTCTTTTAATTCAGTAATAGCATCCTCTAAAGCTCTTGTAGTGTATCCTGATGTAGCGATATAGGATTTCAATACTTTTTCATCGTTATGGTCATTCATAAACTTCTTCCTTTTTAATCGTCATTACCAATAATATATAAACATTCATCAAGTTTTTCTAGGCGCTTGTTTAGCATATCCAGCAAACCACTATCCTTAGTTTTCTCAATATCTTTTCTTAAACAATCTCTGGCTTCTATTATTGCATCTATAGTGTAGCAAGACACCTCTCTATAAGCTTGTAGTGTATCCTCTGTTGAATGTAACATATCAATACCCTCTGCTTTTCTTGATAAATTGATTCGCATATTTAGCTTGTCTTTCCTTGACCATTTGAACATGCTCTTTAGTGTACCCTGTCTCATCCAAAGGAAACCACTCGTTAGAGGTCAGGTATTCCCCATCCACTACGATTACCTTATAAGCCTTGTTGTCGTGGATTTGGTACACGTTTCCTTTGGCTGTTCTGTAGTCTGGCACATCAAAAGCAGCTTGCGTAGATGTTGTAGATAATAATACAGTAGCTAACAATAACATTAAACGATTCATATCTAATCCCTTATTCATGGTCTGCAATGTAAGCTTTAGCCATCTCATTCTCAACACTACCAAATGTATTAAAGTGTTCACAGATATCAATAATCATGTTCTCCACTTCAACAATATCAAACTCTAGCACGTTATCATCTTGGTCATAGTAATCTACATGGAAAGCATCAATCTCTACAGTGTCAGTACGGTTATTCCAAGACATATCAACATCTAATTCCATGTAACTCTCATCTTTAAAGTATACAGTCATACTAGCATCATATTGACTGAAAGATGGTTTTGATACTTCGTAAGATTCTGTGATTAAGTTTTTCATAGTGGTATTCCTTATTAAGAGTATTTGTTGTTTCGATATGAGTATAATAGCAAAGGGGTATAAGATTGTCAAACACTATTTTAAAATAGATTAGATATAATTTAGGCAAAAGAAATCCCCTACCAACATTACGTCAGTAGGGGTTAATATATTAAAAATACTTTATTCAGATTCTAATTCAAGTTCATCTTCTTTAAACCACACCCAAACATCATCAAACTCTCCAATCTGGTATCCTAGCTTACCTTTATACCACACCTCACCTAAAGCCATAGCTGTATGAGTGATAGTGATAACCTCTCCGAAGTAATTAGAATTATAATTGATTACCTCAGCAGAAGTGTAAGGGGTTAATTCCACCTCTTGTTTACTTAGATTATTTTTCATGTTATTCCTTAAAATGATTTCATACGATTATTGTAGTCAAAGTTATTGCAAGTGTTATTGTTTAGCAAGTGACGGTATTGAATCCAACCAGTGAAGTTGCCACTACATAACTCACCACTACGTTTCATGTGAGTGACTCCATCTTCCCAAGTTACAGGTGATTGTTCATTTACCATCATACCTTTATTGGTATAGTGAGTGGGTTTAGCTACGTGTTCAAATGGGCTACTATGTAAGTTCTCTGCATTAATCAGCATATCAAAAATCTTATCTGCTTTATCTAGGGTCATGTTTTCAGTACGATAACTAACAGCAGCACATGAAGCTACAGAAATCTTGATAGCATCTTCTAGTGTAATACCATCGCCCTCTGTATATTCAATACTATCTACATAGGGTAAATGCCATTGACCTGCTTTGAGAGTCTTAGGTGAACTGTCTTGCATAGCATTAAACATCTTATCAGCTAACATCACTAGCTCTGGTTGGGCATCTTTATCAATACGTAAGTTAAAGAAGTTATCCCATTCAGTAGCAGTAACCACCACTTTCATCATTTGGTAAGGTTCAGTAAGACGGTTAGCAATCTGTTTATGTAAGCCCAACTTAGTTAAAAGATTTACAGTTGATTTAACTCCTATAAAGCTATTTTTCCAAAACCTCAAAGCAGGTTCTTTATCTTCAATCTCCTCTACAGCTTGCATACCACTTTTATTACGACCAAGATATACAGGTAAAGCCATGTTGTCTTCAATATACCCTAGCATCTTCTCGATGGGAATAGCACGAGAACTAGAGCAATTCTTAGACAACATTCGGTGAGTGAGCAGCTCACAGTGAATGTAGCGAGGATATTCTAGCTCAAATGTTGTAATACGTTTTCCTGTCTCGCTAATACTGTCTACTACAATTTTAGCAACTATGTTAGAATCTCGTTGTAGGAACTCTTTATTAATTGACATTACTTCTCCATTTTCTTTTCTAATTTCTTAATTAATTTATTTAGAACCTTAGTCTTCTCTGACCAAAACTCTTGTGAGTGAGAGTAGGGAGTCTCTGCAATACCTTTCTTATCAAGATACTTTTCTAGTAACAAATTCTTAAGCTTATCTTCCGAACGACAAAAATCATCTCTTGAGTCATCAGCTTTATACTTATTAAGTAAATCTCTTTCTGACATCGAGTCCCAAGCATCTCTTGCTTCATCATAGCAACTCATATTATTCCTTAATTTCTGTTAGTGTATAACTAATTACTTCCCAATCATCTAGCTTAGTTTGTGCATTGTGAAACTTACTGTCATATTCCTCTCTAATATCATACGGAATAGTGATGTGAGATTGTCTAGCAGGTCTACGGTTAGAGTACACCTTGCCTAGTTTAGAAACTGTTTGATACGTTCCGTTTGGGTGATAGAACAGACCTGTATGTTTATGCCTTAACTTATACACCACTTGTTGTTCATTAGCAGGTTTAGGAAAGTTATTCACCTTTCGTACTGAATCTAGCAATCCCTCGTAATTATTCATCACTGTCTCCATACCAATCAGCTTTCATTCTTTGTAAGCTACTGATAAGTAAATCAACATCTTCTAAGTCGCCAATGACAACGCACCCACCTGATTCTGTATCATTCACAACACAGCCAAAAGGCATCTCTTCTACTGTGATATAGTTACCTTTAATCTCACTCACATTTTCACCCCTAAGTCATGTTGTAAATCAGATAGACCTCCAATGAACACACCATCTTTGAGGATAGCAGGGAAACTCTTACATGAACGAGGAACATTATTATATAATTCTATGACATCAAAGTCTTGGTCTAGGATTAGCTTGGTATAATTTTTGTTATGGTCTTTGAGTAACTGCTCAGCTTGAGCACATGGCGCACATGATTTTTTTCCGTACAAAATATACATCTTTCACCTCTTTATTAATCGTTTATTTCTACTTTGTATGAGCACAACGTCTCATACACTTCAACACTAACTGTGTCCCTGTATTTTATAGCTAATTCTTTCAAATAGGCTTCTTTTTCTAATTTAAAATGCAAAAAAGCTTCTTCAGGGGTGCTATATGACCCCAAATATGTAGGCTTACCAAACTTACTTATTCTTGCTACGTAGCTGTTTATTTTACTGCGCTTCGTTACACCGACAGGGTAATCTCCCCTGAAAGACCTTGAACCTACTATCGACAGATTAATCTCAGAAGGAATGAGCGAGCAAGTGTCTGGGCTGTAAACCTTGTTTCCTTTTAGCAATAAATCTTTATCTAGCTCGTAACCTAAACCGTATCCCTTTTGATTAACGTACCACCTAGCAAAATTCTGAAAGTTGTGCCACTCTTCGCAAATAGTACAATCCCTGTAAGACTCTTTTGCATATTCCCTGTAAACCCTAGAAAACATATCTCCCCAAGCTCGATGAGCTAAAGAAATTCTATTTCCGTCCCTAGTTTCATAATCACCCTCTCCGATAAAACCCACACCAACCATAGTCCTTGCGTACAAATTCCTAACACACCCCTCTCTCAACTGTTGGACGGTGCATGTTGTTTTATAGGCATACTTGTCACAAAACTCTACAGTAACATTGTTACTATTAACATACTTTATTATTTTACAAATACCTCCACTATTAGTTTCAAAAGCTTGTCCTATTTTTACACTAACCTTCTTTCCTTTCCCATTATGCGTATTTGGGTTAGAAAAACTACCTAATCTAAGATTTTGAGCACTCACTAACTTTTCATGAGCCAAATCATCTAAAAATCTTATTTTTATCTTAATTGCACCGTTATATTCGATTACCTCACACTCACTCCCAACTTTATTTGTAAATCTATCCCCAACAAAAATGGTAGGTTTCAAACTCATATCCCATCCTCCTGTACACTTATAATTATCGTAAAAATAAATTATACCACACTCCTTTGCAGTATAACAAGCGTTATTTTAGATTACTCGCAAGCCTCACATATACTGTTAGTTTGAATATTGGCATCTCGAATACCATAATGATAGTATAAAGATTTAATATTTTTATCTAACAAAGCATACAGATAAATCTTACTAATATCCTTAGCGGATGTATTAGCTAAGAATAGGTTTGTACTTTGAGATTGACAAATGTACTTCTGTCTTGCACTTACCATTTTTAAGTGGTCATAAGGGTTAATCTCAAAAGCTGTACGGTAAACCTCTTTCTCTTCGTCTGTAAACTCAGGACGGTGCTGAATACTACCTTTATGAGCGTTAATATCGTTCAGTAAGTCAGTAGTCTCTTTGTTATGTTCTTCACCATACAAACCCTTCTCTTGAAGTAACGCTAAGAAAGATGGGTCAATACGGACTACCTCACCTGCTGGTGTTGCTTGGGTAAATACAAAACCTACTTGTGGGTTAATACCCTCACTAACACTACCTACAATTAATGCTGTTGACTTGGTAGGGGCAATAGCTAATAGGTGGGTATTACGTACACCATAGCCCTTACATAGTTCAGGCTCTCCTAGCACATCAGCTAACCACTCTGTTGCAGCTACAGCCTCTTTCTTAATCGTACTAAACATTAACTCATTATAATACTGACTTTCTAGACTACCCCAAACAATATTATTATCTAGTAAATAAGAATGAAAAGCCATTGCGCCATAACCTAAAGCTCTACTCTCTTCTGTAAACTTAACAGCAGCTTCCATACCTTTCTTACCTTTGGCATTTTCTAAGAAGTCTGATACAACACAATCCAAGAATACAGTGCCAACAAACGCTAAGTTATCAGGGCGATTATCCCAATTACGTAAGTTCTCTGAAGATAGTACGCAAGTAAATGTGTTTTCTTCGTCTGAGAATAGGGTGATTTCGGAACATAAGTTCGATGCTTTAACCTTTAAGCCCTTGTCCTTATACATTGGAGGGTTTTGGCGATTAACTTTATCTACAAATAACTGATAACCACTACCTACGTTACCCTTACAAGCCAACATTTGACCCCAACGCTTAACTGCATCAGCATCTCCTGCAAGCAACTTGTCACGGAACTCATCGTCAATAGTCCAACCTGCATTGTTACCATCAGTATAGGTTTCTAAGTAGTGTACAAGCTCATCAAAGTCATTACCATCAATATCGTAGTACCAACTTGTAGCTCCACGTCTTGCACTTCCTTGACTAATATCCATTGAGTCAGTAACAAACATCTTAGCTACAGGTTGAGCGCCACTAGCCTCACCATTCTTCATCTTACTGCCACGAGGACGGATATCACCTAGATATACAGAAGTGCCAAAACCCTCTTTAGTTAAGATAGCATTCTGTCTACGGGTATCATAAAAACCTAATACACTATCTTCTACATAACCACCAGAGCATGATACAGACATACCGTAATCAGTACCAGTATTCGTTAGCAGTGGAGTAGAAGGACTTAGGAATCCGTCCCACATAATACTAAAGAAAGCCTCTTCCCATGTCTTACCTGCAAAATACTTGTTCTCAAACCACCATTCAGGATATTCAGTAGGGGCTTGTTTTGCCAATGTCTTTGCAATACGTTGATATTGGTCTTTAGGTGTTTTACTTTCTCCATTTAAATACTTCTGCGAGAATAACTGCCAACCCATTGTTGTAAACCAACTAGGAGCTAATCCTCTCTCTTGCAGGTCTTTACGTTCTTTACTAAAATCTCTTTGTGCCATTACTTTAAACTCCTGAAACTGTTGGGTCAATACTTACATTTAAACTTTTCAGAACATCTTCATATTGTAGAAGTGAATCTTCATTGTCCTGCCAAATCTTGTCTGTAAATATATCAAAATCACTAGGACTAAACTCTCTTACGTAGTTTCTGCCTCTTGTATAAAAGTTATCGTTGAGACGGAATGAGTTCATACTACCATAGAACCACTCTGAAATAGTATCCCCATCTTCATCAAAGATAGCATCTAATCCTAAACCACGCAACACAATATTAACACGACTACGAGCAAATGCTTTCAATTCTTCTTTACTTGCATTAGGAATATCTCCCTCAGCTAACATTGCATCTACAATAATACACTCATGTTCATATACATATTTAGCGTGTTGATAAATCCTTAACTCTAACTCTTTTTCCTCTACAATATTACGTTCCTCTTGCTCTTTCTGAACCTTAAAAATCTCAGCAGCAGTTGTAAAGTGAAAGTTTTCGTCTAATACAGAGAAGTCAATTCCAGCAATTAAGTTTGCCATACTGTTTTGACCTTTAACACCAAGAGACTTAATCATTGCAAAGGCGGTGAACAATACAGCACCTTCCATGAATGCAAAACCTGCCATTGATGCTAAAGTATCTTTCTCAGCTACTAACTTCTCCATGAACTCTACACGTTCTACTAATACAGGGTCGGTCTCAAATACTTGGTAGAACTCGTCATTGTGTGTGCCCAACACCTCGTTCACTTTACGGTAGAAAGGAAAATGAATATTAACTTCTACGTCAGCAAAGCACACAGCTAAAGCTCTTACGTTATGATTCTTATATCTTCGGTGAACTACTCCCAACCAGTAATCGTTACCCACAACATCTTCGTACTTGGTAAAGAGTCTCTGGTTGAAAGATATCGCATGTCTTTGTGCATCATTCAATTTAAACCGTAAATCTTGCTTATCTTTATCTAAATCAATCTCGTGATGCGTCCAGAACAGAGTTTGTTTTTGGTATGTAACGGCATCTACAAACTGAGGATACTTATCTACATAGCTACTTGAAGCCGTTTGCAAATCACTTTTTTTCATCTCTACCTCTTATCAATTAATCAAATATTTAAAGGAGATGATTATCCACAACCACTCTCCCCTAAACCTTTATAAAACCTATCTTACCACTATATCTGCCAATACACTATTCCCCAACAACCAAAACATCACCAAACTTAGCAATCTCTTTAGCCTCTGCACTAGCTAAACCTGTACTCACCCATGCTTTATCTGTACGTTCAATACCTGTATAACGGGTTTCCTCTAATACATCCTTACCAAAGCGTGTCTTTTGACGACCCTCAATAACATATTCCTCATACACCCCATCTTGAAACCCGAAGTATGATTCTAGGATAATTGAAATCTCCATATCCGTTAATACTTTCTCATACTTAGATGGTGTCATAAGTTCTGTATATCGTTCTGGACATAACACACCTGCTGAATGAGCGAGGCTTAGTAGTTTAGGATTTAATGTATCACTTTGGCAAGCATATACTGGCACTCCATGATATTTCTTCTTGTATTGTTTTTCATCGTTCTCTGACATTTCTATCTCTCTTGTTTAATTAATTATAGTTTGTTTATTTAAAATCTGCTAAGTAAATCAAATGATACTGATACCACTCACCGTAATAACTGCCACTCTCTAGTAGATGTCCTAATGCTTCTTCATCGCCACAGAATAAGTCCTTAATACTTTCAATACTACAAAGCTTATAAACCTCACTCTCACCTTCATCGAAGTTAGATTCAAATAATAGATATTTAATTTTATCTGCATTCTTATCAACAGGTTTTTCTATTTCTTTATACTCTACACTTTCAGCGCCTTCTACAAAATACAGTCTGTCACCTCTATTTTGCTTAGAAGAACCAATCTCAGCAGTAATTTTAACACTATAGAACTTATCTTTAATCTTAACAATTACTTCAACTTCTTCTTCATAATAACCTTGTCCACAATCAAAATAGTCGTGTGGGTCTTCCATAAAATAAGAAACTATATCTTCTTCTGATTTAAGATAAGCTATTTCTCTCACGTTATATTGGTCTTTTAAATACTGCTCCATTCTTTCCTCCTAGATATAATTTACTAATGCTTTACCTGACGCATTAACACGGCTAACACCTCTACAGTCACTTTCTCCACAACGGTACAGGTCGAATGAACTAACGGCAGTATAACCTTTTTTAGCTACCCCGTCAACCATTATTTTAGAAACATCATTACTACCGCAGTGAACGCATAATAACTCAGTATCTTCTTTGAGGTCACGACCCTGTACTTGCTTAGTAATAGTGGCAATGTTAGGTGTATTCTTAGACCAACCCATAAACCGTTTATGTAAATCTCGTGTTGCAACAATATCTTGAAGGTTGTATGTTAGCATCTCCTGTAATGCAGAGTCACAAGCATCGTAATTCTCATATTCTGCACACCGTTGCCATAATCTTGAACCCCCTGTTGCAATCTTTCCGTCTAAGCCAAGGTACTGTGATACGTTCTGCATACTGTTAGATGGGAACGAGAACAAACGCTTAGCGTCCTGCATCAAATCAATATGTCGAGGCATGACACAGGGAGGCAATCCCCAAAACAAAGCTCTTGTGTTCAACTTCTTGACATCAAATCTCTTTCCATTGAACGTAACGATGACATCGCAGTTGTTAATAGCTTCAATCAGCTTTATCACAACTTCTAAATCATTACCTGTCTTTACGTCTTCTGGTGTAATCCTAATACCTTGTGGCTCATCATCATTTACAGCCCATGCTGCTGTAAGTAAATGGCTATGCTTAGTTACTTGTGAAATAGGAATATTAACTTGCCATATATCAAAGAAATAGCCTTGCATGAATGAATTTTCTAAGTCCCAATAGAGGTATTTTATTTCCTTTTTTTCTGGCTCTAGTAACTCTAAAGTACCTTCTCGATACTCTTTCAACATGTCGTTCACTGTAGATTTCGGCATACCTAACTGCTTAGCAATCTTACGTCCTGACAACCCACTCTGATGTAGTTCTAGGGCAGATTTATGCCACTCTTGATACTTCATATTAATCCTCACCATTAAAATAACTGTCAACACCAACCTCTAACAAAATAGCTTCCTCAAAAGCTCCCTTATACCTCTTATCCTTAATAATCTTATCACCAACTTCTACATCGAAATACTCATAGACCTCACCACCATCTTCTAGAGAATGTACTTCTAGTGTCTCACTATCATAATCTACAACCACTAATAAATACTTATTAAATTTCACACTAACCTCCATTCATCATTTCCATTACGGAATACTTCGTCTGTTAATAGTGCTACAGATGAACCGTTTATATATTCCTCAAAACCATCCATCCACTCTTTAAAGTCTGCCTCACTTTCCATATTCAATTTAAAACTTTCTTTATTCTCATAGTCAATATAAATCACATTCTTCATAACCTACATCCAATGATTAAACTACTACATTAAAAACATTGAACAAAAATAATTTGAGTTTGTTTCTAGTATAAGGCTTTAATAAAATTACTCGCCCCTCTGTTTTAGTATCTACGTCAACTAGGCATAACAATTTCCCCTTATGCTTATATAGAAATCCTACGTTTACACTATTATCTTCGTCATTCACGTAAAGAACATCATAATCTAAATCAGTGTTAATCTGTGACATGTTTACAAACATATTGTACCTCTCTTGTTAGTTTAAGTTATCTCTTAGCTAATAACTTAGTTAATAATTCTTTGCGAGCTTTCTTTGTCTTTGGGACATTTGATGATTGTACACCTAATTGACTGAGTTTGTCAAGCATTAATTTATCATCTTTGCATAAGGCGATAATCTCTTTCTCTATCTTAGCTTCCTCAAAGGTTATGCCTTTACGTTGTGAGTGAGATATAATTCCATGACAAGGTTTGCATACAAGCTGTAGCTCACTCTTAGTTACTAGAGCCATGTTCTCGATGTATTCTTGTAAACCATCTAAACTGCTAAGCTTGTTGAAGTCACTACGTATATGGTCTACTTGTAAAGCTTGCTGAGCAAAGAGATTAGAGCACACATTGCATCTTCCACCCCACACTGTATCTACCCTACCTCTAGGGTTTGGATTAGGAATACGCTCCCTATTCTCTTTGATAAACTTAAGCTTAATAGGCGACTTCTCCCAAAGCCCTCTCCGTAAACCACCCCTTATATAGTTGATTAGAGCTGATTCATTCTTCCAGACATCAATGTTTTCTGTTAACACTTTATCTAGTTTACTCATATTCAACCCCATAGATGTCTAGAATATCGCTAAAAGTTGTTGTGTCGTTAGGGTGCATCATCATATAAGGGGGCTTAAAAAACAAATTAGCAAGCTCTAGCCAATCACATTTCACATCAACACCTTCCCAAGTGGCGTACTTAATAACTTCTGGTAATAAGCTTTTCCATTGCTCTACCCATGCTATTAATAAGTCTTTCTCATTATTATAATCTTTAAACTGCTTGTAGTATGATTTATCAGCGTACCTTGCATTAAAGAATTGCTTAGGGCTGTAACCATCAGTGGCATCACCTAACATTGTTTGTAATAGCAGCCAAGATAATCCCTGCCCTTTTACATTATTACCCTCTAAGTAAAGCTTACCTAAACCACCATTTAATTCTGTAATTTCACCTGTCACAGAATGGTAGTATCTGTTCTTAGTTAGCGCCTGTAAGAAATCTTTATCTCGTTGGTATGATATAGCATAGGCATCAGTGTTATTTATAATATGTTGAGTTATCCCGACACAACAATCATCCGCCTCAACATCTTTAATGATATAAGTTTGATAATACTTGTTCAGATACTCTCGAATGGCTTTTAGGTGGGTAGGTTTTCTTGATGACTTACGGTTGCTTTTGTACTTGATAGGTAAAGGTAGTTTCAATCTAAAGTTATCACTACCACCTAAGAAGAATATAACGTGTGTAGCGTTAATATCACGGTACATATTCTTAATTGTATGTTTAACCGTATTAAGACAAAATGATATGTCTTCACTAACAACCTTATTTTCATACTCTAAGGTGTCAAAATCAAAATATACGTCTTCACAGAATTGCTTTAATTCAGTCTTATTATCAAACTCTAATTTCTCACCTCTTACCATTGCTACAACACTTCTTTTATCACATGCTGCTGCAATACGATACGCTACGTCATCAGCGTCAACTATTACCACCCTATGAGCCTCTGTTAAGGGCTGAGGCAATACATTACCACTACTAAATAACTCGTCCCATACCTCTTGATAAGTCCATTCCTTATCTAAATCCTTACCCCTATTATCTCGCTTATACTTATCTACAGAATCCTCTGGTGTTCCCTTACCTGTCATTATAAACATATCTGTCATAAAACTCATATCATCTCTCTTTTTATTATGCAATAAAAAAGGGCACGAATAAACGCACCCTTAATTATTAATATTATTTATCTGTATAGCTATTGTTTACTCATACTCTCATTCAGCTTAAAATTAATCAAGACAGCACAAGTGGCTTTCAACATCTTCAGCTCTGCAACACTCATATTATCCATCATCTTAATAACAGCGTCACTATCAATTACTGGCTCAATCATATTGATATCACTCTTAGTTATTGTGTATTTGTCTGCCTCACTGATTGAATTTAGTAAACGCTCTTTGTTACTTTCACTACTTGTTAAATGTTCTGTATCGTTCATTTGATGCTCCTTATATATATTCACACTTAAATACTATTTAATTCCATTTCTAAGCTTAGCTGCTCTGCGTGAGTATACTTCTGCTGCTCTTCCTTGAATAGTAGAGTATAAAGTAATAAAGTCTTCATCACTAAAGTCAGGGTCAGCTAACAATCTCTGCAACACTACACGATAACAAGTGGTTAATGTATCTTGAGATAACTCTCCCTTTCTAACACACTTCTTAAAACTCTCTACTACAGCCTTTGGTTGTAATGTTACACTGAAACGTCTATGAGATAAATCCTTTGTATCCACCTCTTCTTGCTCACGTTCCCATTTCTCTTTACGAGCCTTATACTCAGCGGTATCTTCTAATGGTTTCCGTTCAAATGGTTTGTAGGTGTTATCTGTCATACCAGCCTCCTACAAGGAAGTGGATAACCGATAGGCGATATCCTCAAAACTATCTGCTACCTTGATAGCCTCATCATCAAAGAAGTCTACGATAATATACTGTTGGTTAACATCGCCCTCTTGATAATCGTCCTCTGCATTAACATATTCAATAACCGTCTTGATTGTATTCTTGTTGACAATGAAACGATTTCCCTCTGCATCTTTTAAACTAATAAAATTGTTCTCACTCATGTGTATCTCCTGATATATCTAATTGTTTGTTGTGTTTATCTGATTGTTCAGATTCCACCCACTTAACATCTAAAGCTTTATAGTCACGTACAGCTCGCTCAGATAATGATTGTAAAGCTTGTGTGGCACTAGCACCTGAACTTAGTTCAAACTTGCTTACAGTTATTGTGGTGTTGTTTACATCTACAATACCCGTCACAGTGTTCTTAGCTGCATCAAAGTTCATCATTTTAATATCTATTTTCATATATCCCCTTAACGCATAAAGAGAACCTCACTAAGAAGTTCTCTCCGATGTTATGTAAGTAGTTGATTTAATTAACTTTATTAAAACGGAATCTCCGAGTCAAAGTCCACTTCATCACTTGTATCATTAGCACTATCAACAATACTTTGTGCTGTAGGATTACTACCTAGCCCATTCGCTTCTTCATTAACCTCATAAGCACTAGACATATCTACTGTTACACCAAGCACATTGTCCTCTACCATACCACCACTGTTACCGCCCTCGTAAGGTACATGCTCAACTACTACGATTAGGTTAGGGAATACCACAAGCTGTTCATCTACGTTACGATAGCCAAAACATTTAACATGGACTTTAGAACCATTACCAATAGCTTTAGACTTGTCCCAATCCTTACCATCTGCATCTACAACCTTTAGGATAGATTTCTTACCTGCTTTGGTTAGGTCATTCAATGATAAACCCATTCCGTGCATACCATCTACGATATCGTATGCTGTACCCTTACCCTCTTTAAGCTGACTTTCTAGTGGATATTTAAGCTGCTTCTTCTTGTTACGGTCTTTACCAACTTCTTTAAGTTCCTTGTTGATAGCTACACCATCTTCATCAACAGGTAGTTCTAGTTTCTCACGAGTATCACTATCAACGAATACTGTAAATTGATAAGCTAAATCCTCTGATTGATATTTCTCAGCAGGTTCTAATACTTTGGCAAAGAACACTGGAACATTCTTTAGGTATAAAAACTCATTCTTGCCTTCTTTTACTAATACTGCTTCTGTTTTGTTAGTCATTTGATTTTCCTATTAAGTTATTTGTTTTAAATTCTTTTATTAAGCTTTAATTGTGTAGTCATTATCAGGGTGTTGTTCTTTTGCAGTATTTACTGTAACCTTATTATCCTCTCCTACAAAGGTGCTATTCGTCACTGTAATGCTCTTTACCTCGAAAGTTCTTGCAAATACATTTAAAGCTTGTACTACAGTATCTTGCTCCATGTGGTTTTTGAAACCACTGTCAAACACTCGTTCAATACCACCTGCTAGGTTGTCTACATCTTCTTTACCGACTTTAGCGCCGATGTGCATAATACTTTCCATTTTCTTTCTCCTGACTTAGTTTTATTTATAGAAGAACTTATTGTTCCTCATCTCGCTCTCTTTGAGTGAATGTGTATAGTACACGTTTTGGGTTGTGGTGTCAAGCTTTATTTAGATTTATTTTGAATTAATTTACACTCATAAATACTTCCTTTGATTCTTATAACTCCAAAATCAACACAGTCTTTACTTAAATTATTCTCAGTTACATTTTCACCATAAGTGCAGCTTGAGAACATCGTCAATGATAGTATAGTAACGAAAAGAATGCCTACAAAGAAACCATCCATCTCAATTCCCCTCAGCCATAATTTCCTCTACATCATATTTACCAATAATTCTACAGAACTCTTTACACAAGAACACAGGTAAAATATCCTCACCTGCTCTCAACGTACTGTTCTTATAAGCGATAATAGTTTCACCTCCCTCTGTTGCTCTAATAAGTTCATCTGGATTCTGTGGTGATGTAAATTCAAACATACTAGGTAATTTCTCACCTAAGTCATATAAGAAATCCATCATAGTGTCTTTGTCTTTGAATGCCATGTCACGAGTGTCTAATTGCATCATTTTCTCCTGTTTAATTTAGGTCAGTGTATCATAGTTGTATTGGTTGTGCAAGTGTTTTTAATGACACAAAGCCCAGTTATTTCCAACAACATAGGACATACCTAGATTAACTTTCAAACCAACCTCTTTCTCTGCTAAAGTAATGGCATCTGTTACTGCTTTAGATACAGGGTTAGGCAATGCTAGACAATATCTTCCGTCACTGATAACAATAGCCTCTCCTAATTGTTCTCCGTCCCAATCCTCAATAAATTTATTACACTCCTCCTCTGTCTTGAATAACTTCATGGGTATTAATTTTGGATTTACTGCTAGTTGGCATTCGTCCATGCCTGTTACGAGTTCGTTAAACTCCCAACCTTTCGATTGGTATCGGACTATATCACAATCCTTTTCAGGATTCTCCCCGTTTCGACTTTCACTTGAAAGCCTACGCTACAATAGCTAGTCTCTGAACGTTACCTTTCGGTCTTCGCTGCTGATTGCCCATTTCAGTTGTTACATCATACTTAACATATATGCCAAGCCTTTAGGGTTTCCAGACAATTAGAGGAGTTATTCGATGCACATTACTATGCAAAGCCACAACTTTTATGGTATTCAATCATACTGCTCATATCAATAACTTCATGTTCAAATGGATTGCACTTGTACCCTTGCTCTTCTAGCAACTTGTATAAGAACACAGTGGAATATTTAGCACAAATAACACCGCCTGATTGAAACAAGAAGTTAATAAGACTGTGTTGAGAACGAATATTAATCTTTCTTCCATCAACAGCTACAATGTTAGTTTTACCTCTTTTCTCCCAAGCAGCAGTCAGTGCTTCTTTTAGGTCTTTTAGGGGCTTAACCTCTTCCCAAAAATTCTCTACTAGAGCGTCTGCTTCCTCTTGAGATATTCCAAGCATGGTTTTTGCTTTCTTACTTGAACCTCCATAAATCAACATATAAGCGATAGCCTTAGCATCTCCTCTGTCCATTCCTAACTTTCTAGCGTTGATAGAGTGCAAGTCATTAGGTTTTTCTGCTAATAAAGAAACAGCTAATTCTTCGCCATTAAAAGGCAGTACATAGTGTCCTTGAATACGTGCTTCTAAAGAACTAAAGTCAAATCCAAATTGATACATTCCTTTTCCACAACCAAACAATGAGCGTAGCTCTTCGCCATACACAGACGTAACACGAGGTATATTAGCAATGGAAATGTGTCTGTATCTCTGAGTTCCTGCGCCAATCTCAATAGCAGGTGTGCTTACACGTTCATCTTCTTCTCTATACATTGACAAGTAACCAGTATCAGGGTATTCATCTTCGTAATCAACATCGTCTAACTTCCCACCTGCAATAGAACTCTTTCTGTGCTTGTATGTTTGGTATAATACAAAGTCATTAGCAAATGCAACTTTATCACCAAGCTTTGTTAAGTTAGGACACAACTCTTTCTCAACACCTACACGAACACAGGGAGAGGTCGGAACACGTACTGGGAAATCTTTTTCTAACTTAGGTAACAGTTTCTTTCTAACCACCTCCTTAGTTACTTTCATTCCCATATCTAAGTCACGTAGCCTTACATCCTTGTATTTACCCTCATCAAATGTTTGCGCCAACCATCTATCCAGTGTTTCAACACGCTTGTCATAACTAATAGATTGCTTCTTACTATCCTTAGTTAAATCACGAACCTTCATCTCTATAGGTCGCCAACCTAGTTCAATCAAATAACTCTTAACATGGTCTAGGTCAGAAATATCAGCTACTTCATGTGTTTCTAATGGTTCAGTAAAGGGTATCTCTCTTGCCATACCCTTATAGATAAACAACTCATCTTCAATTATAGCATCATGTCGGATAGCAAACTTAGCCATGATAGCAGAAACAGAGCCGTCTTTATTTATTTGCTTGATAGGTGGAGTATATTTCTTAAGCGTACCTTTTGTCATAGGTTTAGGTGGTAATAATGGATTAACGTTATCAGACAACTCTTGCATCTTTTCAGTCAAGTCTTCAACACAAGCAATAGCCTTTTCCTTGTCAAACCAGAACCCGTAAGTCTCTCGTCTAACAGCAATATCAGCTAACTTGTTTTCCATCTTTTCAGCTTTCTTCCAACCAATATATCCTTGATATTCTTTCTCAAGTTTGTCAAAAATTAAGGATGTAACTTTTGTATCCTGAATACAGTAGCTAAGCATTTCTGGAGTGAACTTACTGAAGTCGTGGAAGTCACCTTTAAAATCACCTAATACTTTACCCCAAGCTCCTAGAGAGTGCCCTCCTTTTCTATCTGGATTTAATAATCTTGAACGTACCAATGTATCTGTAACTTTAATATCTTTACCGAATAACTTATCTGATTGGTCTAAGTATCCAATGTCGTAGTCTAATACACCAAATAACTTCAAAGCTAGTAAGTCGAACTTGATAGCGTTGTGCCCTATAAGCTCGCTACAATCGCTTAGGATACGTTGTAAATCGTCTTTGGTAATACCACTACCGTTCTCGCTTACAAGTTCTTTTACGTCATCTGTGTCTACGTCACGCACTACAATACACCACAATCTAGCATCACTGTTCAACTTGTATGGTAAACTTGAGTAATCCAACATATTAGATAACAGGTTATTGGTTTCGATATCAATTACAAACCTGCCCAAGCTTTTCTTAACTTCATCACTCACTTCCATCTCCTTATATAAATGTGCCAATATATATATTGTGTATGTATACTAGCACACTTATATTATATAAGCAAGGTTGTTTCTAGAAAGAGTCGAGCACTTCTATATTATCAATATCTTCCTCGTCATAGCCCCCAACTACTTTATCACTATTTCCTTCTAGATTAATGTTCTTCATTTGTTCTTCTGTATAGCCAATAAAGAACCCATGTTGCTCAGCAAAATTATAATCAAACAACGTGTGATGCTCTGGTGAATAATAAATTTGAGCAGCCAATTCCATAGTTACACCATACGTTCTATTTTTACTAACTTTAATCTTAGTAGTATTTCTCTCAATCGGGTCTTCTGACATACGATTTCTACTTAACATCATATTGATAGTACCAGTCCCAATAATCGCTCCGCTTCCTTTGAAGTCCTCCTCATTCATGCTTGCACCCTCAGATTGAGACTGTGCCCCACCAGATGTCTTCCGAGAATGCAGCACATTAATCGAAGTCACCATGTATTGAGTCTTTAGCTTCTCCTCAAATAACATCCAAGATGTTTGCTCTTCATTGCTTAGCTTATGAATTACTGAACTAAGAGGGTCAAATAAAATAATGCGGCTATCATATAGTTTGATTGATTGAAGTACAGCTTCTTTTAATTCCTCTACGTCATCTGGGATTTTTCTCATAATATTAAATCTATGACTGCCATCTTCTAAGTATAAATATTTATCAATTTCTTCTTTATTATCTTTTAAAATCTTTACCCGTTCCTCTACATCCTTAATCATCATTAAGTTAATTCCTGTAACTTTTGATGCTATTTTTAATCCATAGCTCCCAACAGAATCTTCCATAGTAACAATTAGCATACGGTGTGGGCTATTCATAACCCAGTCTAAAGTCAATTGATTGACTACCACAGTCTTACCTGTTGATGTATTCGACCCTAGATTCCAAATTTCTCCTAGTCCTATTCCAGATGGGAATACGTTATCAAGTCCTTTTAAAAAGCTAGGTAGAGGTATAGACTCTGTAACAGCGGCTTTCAACATTTCTTCATAGATATCACCTGAACCTGAGATACCCCAATCATTAATAGCTTGAGCATTCCAGTAGACATCCGTGATAATCTTATCGAAATCCCCTACTTTCATGTAATCGTTAATATCTTTATGGCGTAATGCGGCTCTGTATAGTTTACTGTTGTCTACGACAGCCTTAACCTTTTCGTAAGCAGCTAATCCAGCCTCATCATTATCTAAGGCACAGATAATCTTTTTATGAGCATTCACCCAATCATAATTGAGCTTAATCATTGTAGCTGTACTATCTTCGCCTAGACTACTACTAACTACATTATAACTCTTACGATACTTATCACTCTCTAGAGCATGAATCATTGAGGCTAAACAAATCTCACCACCAACAATAATCAACGTATCCGCAACAGCATTACTCTGGTTTAAGAACCCACCTAGCTTACCAACATAGCCTACGCTATAAAACTCTTTAGGGTGTTTGCGAATCTTATACCCCACTACTCGCTCATTACCATCCTCTACCACTGTAATAGGGTAGTACATGCTTACCTCATTACCATTCTTTTCCCATCGTACTCCTAAACCCTTATAGACCTCACTAGGAACGCCACGATAAGGCTTAGGAATGTCTGTGAATGTCTTAGCCTCAATCTCTGCCACTTGCTCTGCTGTTAGAGCCTTATTCTTTAAATTGTCAATATCTTTACTTGTAATCAAATTACGTTCTCCTTTAGTTACTACTTTAGTTTCATCTAAATATTCATCACTGCATTTTACTAGACCACACGAACCGAAGCAGAAGTATCCTTGCCCTTCACCGTAATAGAACAGGTTGTCACCTGCTGTATCCTTACCTTGTGATTGGCATTTCGGACACGCATTGTGACCATATTCTAGTGCACTTTCATCTATGTACAAAATCTACTCCTTCAAATTCAGGGATTTCTGTCCAAAACAAATACTTCTCATTACCATAGTCTTCATTAAAACAACCACGACCACCATTCCAATATCCAACTTCAGGAATCATGTCCTTATCATTACCCATATCGTATGTAAACCCACTTCTCATTACAATGTAGTAGCCATCATACTTAGGTTTAGTGTATACCAACCTTTTAAATGTTATATGTTCTTTCATAATTACCCCTTATAAAACCTCAGTCTTAATGACCTCAATCGTAGAACCTCTTTTATCGAAACTCATAAATTCTTCGAGTGTGTTTAGACTCTCTACAATAGGTATTTGAGATGTTGCTATAGAATCGTATCCACAAGACAACTTCAAATCCTCAAGAACGGCTCTCTTTACCTTACCTAAAGATTTTTTATCACATTTAATAAGTGTTGACCAAAGGATTCCATCATACCCACCATTCTCTCTTACTTCCCATACGTACATATCATCGCTCTCCAATTAATTTATTCACCTAATATACCACCTCCCACTCATTCCGTCAACATATATTTTAGACATAAAAAAAAACACACACCCATGACAGGTATGTGCTAAATATTATTGTATAAGAATATATTGTTATGTGCTATCGGACTGTTATTTATCCTCTTTGTTCACATCAACTCCGAACCATCTTCTAAGCTTGCCTAACACGCTCTCAACTATTATACTAACTCCACTGTCTCCAATGCCATTAACCAATCTCTCAATCAAGGGTCTGTTAGCAATCCTAAGAACATCCAATGTACTACCCACCATCATTCCTAATGGCACATTCAATATTGCAAGCCAATATATAGAGGAAATCCCCCTACTTGCATATAGGTACTCCCCCATTGCTGCTGCAAATAATAGTGCTACTAACATGAACATGAAAGATAATTGCCACCCATATCTTGCCCTATCAGAGGATATGAACGCACCAAGACCGCCTCCAATAATTGCAAAGAAAATTTGTGGTGAAAAGCTTAGGGTTAAAGTTGTGAAAAATCCATCCATCTTTTACCCCTCAGATATTTGTGTATCTATCCTCTATTTTTTTATTAAGCCGTAGTAAATACATTCCTGCTACAATACAGGTAAATGCAATTACTAGGTATACGATTGGTGCAGGTGTTAGGGGAGGTGTTCTCACTAGGAATAATGAGGCTATCATAGCCCACACCCAACCACTTACTATTAGAATGTAACCTGATATTTGATTAGATTTTATCCCTTTGCATACCATAGCGTACCATTGAGCCACACCTAGTAATGCCATTGCGCTCCACCAGAAAGGGTTGCCAAGCAGGTATATTCTAGGGTATGGCGTTGCACTAATAATTGTATCTAGGTTGTAGATTAAAGGGAGAGTGAAACCTATTAATAAAGCTGTATTAAGAAACTCTACTACTCGTGTGCCATGAGCGAATAGCCAGTCTAAGAATGAGTCAGAATATACTACAATCTTACGATATGGCATTAGGTGTGCTCCTTGGTTGGAATGCGTTTATTCATTGTTACGTCCTTTTGAATGTTGTGGAATGTACATACGAAAACACACCATCATTTAGATAGTGTGTTGTTGGAGGTTGAGGGGCATTAAGGTAGTCTAGTAACGTCTATTTTAATCATTGTTGGCTTACTTTGGAACACAGTTGTTTAGTTTTCAGAGTATCCTCCAAGCATATTAGAAGGAACAGCCATACTATTAACAACCTTATTTCGGTAACTTTCTAATACTGCTACCATCTCATTCATCTCTTGTATATCCTCTTGAGCTTGCATGAGGTTTGTTTTAAATAGTTTCATTACACCTCCCCCTCGTATAACCATTGCATGAAGAAATTGTGCATACGTTTACTCCCAATAGCTAAAGTCATAGGCTCTCCTTTACGAATACAGCCTCTCCAAGCCCATTGTAGCAATTCACTTGTAGCAAATACCTTCAAATCTACAGGGTGTCCATAATCTTGTAGGTAAGCACTAACAGGCACTAATGGTCTACGATTATAGCAATGAACCATAAGTTTTTTATCACTGTATTCGTTAGTAGCACGAGTTTGAGCAGCAAGCCAACAGGTGTGCTTAACTCCATCGTCATCTTTATATTCACTATACCCAATAGGTCTTACTAACTTCTTAGATTTAACCTTACCACGTACAGCTCTCTCTTTTGGTACAGTCCACAGAACATCTTTATTAGATAATCCTAATCGGTTTGCAATAGTTCTAATGTAGTTTGAAACATTATTTAATTGAACACCATTAGCTTCAGAAAACCACGTAGATGATAGTGAGTAGTTATTCATCTTATCCGTAGGTGGTATTACATTTAGTAGATTTTTAATAGCGGTTTTATCTTCTCTCTCTAAAGTAATCTCGTCAAACTCTTGCACATCAAAACCTTTTAGCTTTAAGAAACAATCTAAGATATTATCCTCAAACATATAAGTCAGAATAACCACTTCTCTTGCACACTCAAACAACCTTACAGGTAACTGAGTACACATCATAACTTCTGAACGCTTGGTGCAATACAAACTCTTACTGTCACAGTATTTAGTGAAATCATAATACTTGTGCTTAGTGTCAATCTTTTCTCTAGAACCTTTCCAAGACACCATACCATCACTTTCATTCACATCAATATTGCCATTTTCAATCAACCACTGCAAATCACTTCTAGAGTATTTATCGAAACCACTGATAACATTTACTTCTTCATCTATAATAACAGTGTAGTTATTTAACGACATGTGATAAAAATGGTTCTCATTCATGCTTAAATAAAGACTATGAGTACAAGCAATACTATCTCCTGATTTTAGCATCTCTAACAAACTCTTAGATTTAGTCTGACCCTCATTAGTAGGAATCTCTAATGTAATGTTCTTAAGAGATTTATGTACCCTACCTCCCTCCATTACCTCTGATAGCAATGGTGACACATAAATATAACTTTTTTGAGGGTTGTTATCCATCCATTCAATAATTCTATTAGTCTTATGACTTCCCATAATACCATCGACAATCTTAACTGTGTTATTCTTTCTATCAATAATGTTGAACATAATATCTCCTAGCTTACCTTATGTTTACATGGTCTTACATAGGCATACCTGTAACCGTTGCTGTATATAGCTCTGCACTATATTTTCTTAGACAACAGGGGGTAGTATAAACTAAAGAAATATCTTTGTCAAATATAATAATACTTCATAAAAATAACTATTATCATACAATAATAATCGATAATTAAAATATATCAAACACCACCGTGTCCTCTAGATTTTCAATATCACTGAAACATAATAATCTTTAAACACTTTACTATTTAATATATTATTAAAGTAATAATCACCATCCTGTTAAGACACCCTGTTCAGATAACCAGACTAGACACCCTAACTGATACAATCATTTTCAATAACACTATTACCACTAATAATATTTTTATTACTATATTTACTTTTACTACTAAACTTACTTAGAAAATCATCAATCTCTTTAGATTTACTTGTATTAGGTGCAATAGCTGTTGGATTCTTATTACTCTTTAACAAGCCTCTAGCTTTCAGTTCAGACCAATGTACCTGTGATGCTTGGACTACAATATCTGTATTGTTGTTATGTGCATCTTTAGTGTCTGTACCTATTGCTGAGCTAATGCCAAGAGCCTCTAGATTGGATTCTAATTCATCTTTGGTATGTTTGCTACTGTTATCTTCAAAGGGCTTAAATGAGGCACTGTATACGTTGTTAGCGTTATGTTGGCTAGTGGTTGTAGTAGCCATAGGGTTAGCAGGAACAACATGCTCATCATTCCATGCCTCTGTATTCAAGTAAGACATTGGATATTTCCTATAAGTCTTATCAGGTGTAGATAATAAATAAGCATCTAATGATTCCATTGTTAGTGTTCTATCTTCTTCTGTTAGTGCAATCCACTTAGCTTCTACATCAGACTTCTTACCTTTACAGTAATCATATTTATCCCAAAAATCAGAGAAAGGGATATTGATGTCAACAGTTTCTTTTACTTTTATTTTGTTAGTGTCTTTAGAGTGTCTTTTGTGTAGGAACTTCTCGTCATCATCATAAGAATTAATATCGTCATTATTGCACTGATAACCCTGTTCTTTAGAAATAATTTCCAACTTACTTTCCATTTCTAAGACTTCATCAGGCTTTAAACATACATTAAATAGTGCTTCAGTATTAAGTGTAAACATCTTAACTGACTTATTCTTACCTGTAGTTATGATAAGTTTTAGTTCCTCTAATGAGGTAATAGCGGTTCTTACTGAGCGAGTAGTGATACCAGTCATATCTGATATTTGATTTTGAGAGATTCTGTCGTATTGCTTACCCCAACCTAATGTCTTTCTATAGATTACAAGTAATGTCTTAAACTCTGAGTGAGACAATTTACTCATCCAATAGTCGATAATAGCGTTATCTAATTTAAGGAATCCGTTGTTAGTCATAATAAACCTTTATATATAATTTGATTGAGGTATCATTATACAAAACACAAAGGGTTAATACAACAGATATGTGGAAAATATATCCTATGTTTTACACACAACAAAAAAGGCTTACCCAACCCTTATACGATGATTAGTCATACAAGAGCTAGATAAGCCTTATGTAAAATTACAGTTGTATTATCAAATTAAACACTATACTTGAGCGGCTTCCAGACTGCTGCTGCATCTATTCCAGCAGTGGTACAAACCCAGCCATAAATGGTATCTGCTGTAATAGTGGTTTTATACACCATATCGCCAACAACAAAACTACCCACAGTGGGTATTGCATTAGTTCTAAATGTTCTCACACTCGTATTATATCTTATGCCCCATTTGTAGTAATCAATTGTGTATGCAAGTCCGCCATTTATAGATGTCGCCATTGATGTATTGAATATCACATCACCCAAATTAATGCTTTTAGTTGTTGCGATGCTTAGGTTCGTCATACCAAACTGAAACCCACTAACTCCCCCAGAAAACTTTATATTATTGAATGAGGCGTACACACATTTAGCCATATCAAAAACAAGACCTCCCAAAGTTTCTTGGTAAACTGTCTGAATATTCTCTAGGATACCCGTGCTGATGATGGATTCAGCTCTTATGCTATGTGCGGTATTTGTTGTTAGTTTTACATTGTGCATATATAAATTATTGCAAGATATAGCAACTGTTCCAAAGGAGCAATCTGATATGCTCAGGTCATAATCACCACCCAACATCACCCCTCCTGAACCATGCACATCAACAAAACTAACTTTACCGTTGATTATCTGTTTGTATGCTGGACGAAATATAGCAAAACCACTTTTAATATTACTAAAGTGCATATCAGTAGTCGTCTCTATGCTGTCGTCTAGTATCAGACTACCAACCCCTTTTAGGTTGTTAAAATTCAAATTGCTTGATGTATGATTACCTCCCCCATGCTGCCACTGGCAACGACCATTAGGATTAATGTTTTCAAAGTCATCAACGTACAAGCCATTCACACCGTAAGACCGAAGGCTGCCCTCGTACCCTACGTTTTCACCAGTATCGAATGCTGCGAGCAATCCGCATCGTTCAGATACGCCACGTTTAATCCATGTTGTCTCTGCACCCTCGATATGAAATCCTTGACGACAATCTATAGCTCTACAGCCCTCAACTAGAGTCTCGTAAGCACCTATATCTACAGTAAAGCCAACACGCCCTGATTTTTCAGAAACGCAATCAATAAACTGATTGCCTGATAGTTTTTCAGATGCGGGCAATCCAGCTTTTCTGTATAAAGCAAAGCCGTCATAATTATGATAAGTATAAACACGGGTGAATACGTTGCGACTACCCTTGCGAATATAACAGGTGTACTGCGGCACAAGTGTATGCAATCCTACGTCAGTCACTTTACTATCATCTGTTTCAAAGTAAAGGGATAGACGTTTTATGATAGAGCTATACATACCGCCACCTTTCAAAAACAAAGGCTTATTAATATTGAATGAGTTAATGGTGCTAAAAGAGTACGTTGTATTATCAGGCACTACGAGATTCAACCCTGACGATATGAATTTGCGTAATGCAGCATCATTATCAAGTGTCTCAACACTAGGTAGAGCGCCAAAATCCTCGGGCGTGAACTCAGTCTTACCAACAACTTCCCAGCCATTAAGGATAGAGCCGCCATCATTCTCAGCATCTCTAGCACTGTTGTAACGGTACGTGTTACCGCCTACTTTTTCCCCTGCTAAGTACGATGCTGTATTTACTACCATACCATCTATAGGAGCTAGAAGCGCAAGCAACGTTGCAACATCGTGCACCCCAAAATTAAAGTCTTTTTGAGTTAGACCTGAGCCTATACTCACTAAGGTGTCAGGAAGTATTCCGTCAACAAAGGGTAGTGCATCTAGCTCACTACGAAATTCTGTGTTCTTAACTTCCTGTGTACTGCCATCATCCGTACTAACATCTTGAGCACGGACCTTACCGTCAAATACTTGTAACCCACCTAATTTAGCCTCAACAAAATCTTTG